CCATACCCATCAGAACGGGCTCAGCTTTGGCCAGGATTTCGTGCGGATGGAGCAATTGCCGCTGGTCTTTAACGGCACCACGGCGACCGGCAACATCATCTATACCGACCTCGACGAGCCAGCGTTTCCGATGCAAGGTTATTGGACGACCGACGCGCGGCTGTGCTTGCAGGCGGTGGCGCCGTTGCCTTGCACCGTGGTCGGCGCCATTATCGGCATGGCGACGTCGGAACGGATGACGGGGCAATGACGTGGCAATCGCACTACCCGGCCAAACTTCCGGTCAATCTTGCCGATTATTCGATCACGCCAACGACGCAGGACGACGTCAAGGCCTTCTTTCCGCAATTGGCGCCGTTCCGCATCAAGGCGCTCACCATCCGCGTCGGCGGCACAATCTACGGCATCGGCGGCTACACCACGCTGCCCAACGGCCAGCGCGTCGGCTTCTTCGAGGCGAGCGAGGAGCACATCAAGCACGCGCCCTCGATCGTCTACCGCGCCACCCGGCAATTTATGGAGAACCTCGAACGTGAGGGGGTGACGCGGCTCATTGCACGTTGCGATTTCTCGCGCGATAAGGCCGAAAAGTGGCTGTTGCATTTCGGGTTCGTGCGCGCTGACGGCGATGTGTTCCTGTGGCGCGGCAAAACGAGGGTGGTGGCATGATCCTTGGCGCTATTGCCGGCATTGCCGGGGCTGCGATCGGCATGGCCGGTGCCGCGCAGCAGGCGAGCGCGCTGCGCCAGCAGGCGGCCGAAGAGCAACAGCTCGCGCAATATAAGAACCAGCTTGACCTTCAGCAGGGTCAGGAACAATTCGCAATCCAGCAGCGCAAGGCGCAGCAAGCCGAACTCAAGGGCAAATACGTGCAATCGGAGTTGCTCTCCAAGGTCGCGGCCGGCGGCGGCGGCGGGCAAGACCCGACCGTGATCAAGCTTAGCGCCGACATTCGCGGTCAAACCGCCTACGATGCGCTGACGCAATTGGCGCAAGGGGAGCTGATCAAGCAATCGTACCAGGCGCAGGGCGCGCTCGAAAAATATCAGGGCGATATCGAGGCCCAGGCGCTCAACGCGCAGGCCGACCAGACGATGATGGCAGGCGTCGGCGGTCTGATCGGGGGAATTGGCGGGGCGTTCCGGGGATTCGGCTAAATAAAGTGCCCGCGGGGTGACCGGGCTGGGGGATGAGGGGGTCTCAGCTTTCGACCACCCGCGGGCTTGCGCTTTACGCGAGACTGAAAAGCGCCCCTGACAGGTGGGAGATTCGCGGCCATACTGCAAGCCTGACGGCGGCTCTCCACAGCAATCCACAGGCTCACCATGCCCAAGCTCCCCGACATCTGGTCGGTCCCTCCCCCGTCATTCGGCGGCGGCGGGTTCGTGCCGCATGTGCCGCAGGCCCGGCTCATTCCGCGCGGCACCGGCCTGCAAGCAATCGGCAAGGGCATCGCCGAAGCGGGCGCCGGCTTGGCCGCCATGTTCAAACGCATGGAGGCGAAGGCCAAGCAGCAGCAGCACCTCGATAGCCAGACGCAAATCCTCGCCGCCCAGCTCGCCGTGCAGCGCACCTTGAATCAACTCTATCAAGACGGCCTGAACTCGAACGATCCCGGCAACGCCACCTCGACCTATCGCAACTCGGCGCGCAGCGCGATTGAAGAGGCCGCGCAAGCGATCGCCGATCCGCGGGTGCGGGAGAATTTCATCCTCAAGAACGCCATCGGTGCCGAACAGCACGCTCTGCACATTAGCAACGAATCCTACAAGCGTGTGATGCAAGACCATTGGGACGCCGACAACAAGACGCTCGACGACATGCACGATCAGGCGATTCGTGATCCCAATCATCTCAGCGATTACGTCGGCGCCATTGACCGCCAGATTGAGATGATGCGCGAGAAATATCATTTCTCGCCGTCCACCGCCGAGACGCTGCGGCGGCGCGCCTCTTCGAACATCGGGCTCGGGCTCGGCCGCATCGAAAGCAGACGCGATCCGCAAAAGCTCAACGACGAGTTACGTCAATGGATCGATTCCGGCGTGCCCGAAGACCAGCGGGCGCCCGGTCCGCGCGGCGGCGACCCGTTCTATCCGACACTGCCGAAGCCGCTCGATTTTCCCGTGCCAAACATGGACGACGAGGAGGACCGGCGTGCGCCCCGGGACGACACCGAAGGCGACGACACCGAAGGCGACGATACGCAATCACGGCTTGAGGACACCGCGCCGATCCGGCTCGCCTCGCTCGACTACTACCCGCTTGGCCGGTTCAACTCGCCGGGCGGTGTGCCGGGTACCGGAATTAACCCGGGCGCGGAGGGCGTCGATGCGCAAATCGGTAACGTCCATTCGCTCGCCGAGCAGCGCCAAATCGCGTTCGGCCGCGAGGTCCGCGACCCGCGGGTGATGGCGCTGGTCGCCGCCAACATGGAAGCGGAGGTCGGCAAGGAGAATCCGAACGGCAAGCTCGGCTACATCGAGGTCATCATGAACCGCGCGCTGTCGCGCGGGCAATCGCTGGAAGAGGTGGTGTCGCGGCCTGAATACTACGACAAAGCCGGACGTACCCACCGCTTGACGCTGACACCCGGCTTCGGCGCAGATCAGATTCCGCTGCTGCAAGACCTCGTCGGGCAGGCGATGCGCGGCAGCAACATCACCAATTACGCGACCGGCAACGAATCGGGCCGCGGACATCAACCCGGAACAACTGACGCTGATATCACAGTCAATCTCGGGCCCGGCCATGAACGCTATCTGCGGGAGCAAGAGGACCGGGGCTGGTGGTCGCGCATGCTGTCCTACGGCAACCACGCCATGCCGCTCGGCGGCGCCGCCGATCCCGTGCGTATCCGCTCGGACGATATGAACTTCCTCGAACAACGTGGCGGCCACGAGGATCGGCTTCAAGGTGAGAGCGTGCCGCAGTTCGCCCCGGAAATGGCGGCGCGGTTGCGTGCGGCCGGCGAGGCATATGAGCGTGAGACCGGCCGGCGGGCTGAATTTGGCGCGATGTCACGCAGTCACGAGCGGCAGGTTCAATATCGCGCCGACTATTTGGCGGGCGTGGGTGGCCTCGCGGCCCCGGCCGGGCAATCGCGCCACGAGCGCGGGCTTGCCGTGGACATTCCCAAGGGCCCCTTCCTCGACTACCTGCACGCCAATGCGCAGCGGTTCGGCTTGAGCTATCGCGTCTGGTACCGCACCGGCAAGGACGCCGGCCATACCGAAATGTCAGACGGGCAGACGGTCGAGCCCGGCCGCGAGGCGCAGGCGCGCACCATGTTCGTGCCGGCGGAATCCGGCCGCAGCGGGCCGCTGCGGCTCGCCGCGCTCGGCCCGTTGACCGGCTACATGTTCCGGGCCGATCCAGGCCACACCACAGGCACCGTGCCGCTGGCGCCGCCGCGGCGGGTGGCGGAGGCCGATGTTTCACGTGAAACACGGCCGCGGACGGGCGTGGCACAGGTGCAATCGCCGGGGCCGGCGGAGCGAATCCCCTATGGTCCGGTTAAGGGCGTGCCGCATTTACTAGAGCAATTCAATGGCTTAGGCGCAACGCGTCCGCTGGGCCCCGGGGAGTACATCACGCTGCCCAACGGTGCGATGGCGAACGAGATGACCTACACGACGGAGGTCGGCGGCAAAAATCGCTGGGGCGTTGTGCCGGGCCTATGGATCGTCAACGGCGTGCCGACCCATGTCACCGAGGATCAGGCGGGTGAATACGCCGAGCGCTCGGGCCTCAATTGGAAGATATTTCCAACAGTGCAGGCGGCAGAGAAGTTCGCCAACGATCGCGAGGCAGTATGGGAACGCACGCCTCATGGTCGCACCGACGCCCAGCCGGCGCTATGGACGCGGCCGAATGAAACGCCGATCCAGCGGGCGTTGCGGGAGGGCTTCGAGCAGGGGCAGGCGGCCGATGCCCAAAGGAATCAGCGGATTCGTGAGGGCCGGCCGGTCGGGCCCGAGCCGGTGACGCCGCCGCCCGGGCATTCGGAGCCGATCAATCCCGACGGCCTTGTGCTGCCGAAGCGGCGCCAGCCCGGTGAGCCTGGGTTCAACCCCAAGTTCGACAACATGAACCCGGAGGACATCTACAAGCTCATTCTCGCCAACTCCACCGCGCTCGCCAAGGATCATCAGGTGAGCACCGCCACCTCGATTCCGAATTTCCTCGCCATCAAGGACATGATCACAAGCGGCAAGGATATCAACGGCATCAAGAAATACGCCGATGCATCGCTGCTCGCGGCCTCACGCGGCGATCCCGTCCACGGCATTACTCAGCAGCATTGGAATGACATCCAGCGCATGATCAGGGACCGGGAGAATGCGACCACCGCCGAAGCCAAGGCGAAGATTCGGACTGAAGATGGCGCCATGCACAATTTCTTCGGCATGGTGTCGCGACCCGAGTTTCTCAAGACCGATCCGCAAGAGAATGTCCCTGTAGACCCGGACAATCCGCTCAGCATCTTGCAGCCCCAGGTCACTCCAGTGTCGCGTCTGCCGCCCGAGCAAGTCGCGGATGCGAGACGCCGCAATTACGAGTTCGAAATGAACGTCGAGCGGGAGATGGCGGCGCTGCGCGCCCTGAAGCTCGATCCCACCGATTTGTTCAAGCCCGACAAACCCAATTACATCGGCCCACGCGCCGACGGATCGCGCTCGCCGATGGACGCCTATAAGGAGAACCCCAATATCATCGATCGTGAGGGCACGAGGATTCCCGGCCGCTACGGTCCGGCGGGTTTTCCTTGGCAGCTCGATCCCGAGCGGGCTGGTGAATTGAAGATTAAATCAATTCCCGGTGAATTGATCGAAAACTATAATGAGCGCGTGAAGGCTGCAGCCGCGAAGTTCCAAGATACGCTGGTTGGCACGCCGCTGCCGCCGCCGGCACCGGCGGCGCTGATTGAGCTGAGGGCGAAGGAGGCGCAACAGAAGCAGCAGGAGACCACAGAAGAACCGGCTACGCCAGGAAGGGATTTTGGCGTTAAGGGTGTGTTGTTGCCGCAGCAAGCGCCGAAGACGCCAGAGCAACAACAGGAGGAGGAGCAACGGCGAGAGCAGTTGCGGGAACGGGCGGGGGCAGTTTGGAAAAAACTATTCCCCGATGAACCTTATTTGCGTCTGAGACCAGCAGCGCCAGAACCGCCGCCGCCGGCGCCGCTGCGCCCCGATATGCCGCCGCCGCCACAATTGGTGCCGAAGACGCGACCGCAAACCATGCTCAACATGCCGCTGCCTGACGAGGAAGAGGCATGACCGCCTTCGACAATCTGCGGGAGGCGGGTTTTTCCGAGCAGGACATTGCCGACTACGCCTTCCGCACCCAAGCGCCCGCCCTGCGGCAGGCGGGTTATTCGGACGAGGACATCAGCCAGTACATCAGCGGGCTGTGGTCGCAGCACCACATTCCCGACGCCATGCTTCAACGGTTCGACGATCCGGGCCCGCAGGCGCGGCTTATGATCAACGCGCAGCACGCGCGCATCGCGGAAGCCAACGAAGCCGTCGCCCAAGCGATGAAGCCCGTCGATGACCAGATGCCGGGCCTCGCGGAGTTGACCATCCGCAATCTCCTGGAAGGACCACGTGAGTTTGGTCAAGGCCTTGCGGCAATCGGCGGGGTGGTGCCGCGCGAGCGGCCGGTGTGGCCCGAAGAAAAGCCGATCGACGTGTTCGGCGATCCACTGAGCGTCACCGGAAAGAAGTTTTACGCTCAACTGCTGAGAAGCTCACCGACGCTTGCAGGGATGGTTGGCCTCGGCACGCTGGGCTCGGCGATTGGTCCCGAAGGTTCGGTTCTTGGTGCGTTGGCCGGCGGTATGGCCGGCGGCGGCTTGACGGCCGGCATCCAGAGCCTCGGGCGCCATCTGCGTGAGGAGACCGACAAGAGCCCGGACGATCCTCATGGCAACTATCGCCGGGCGCTGATGGCCTCGGCACAAGACAGTGCGTTTATGGCGGCGTCCGTCGGCCTGTTCGGGATTGCGCCGTGGGAGCAGGCGCCCCTCAAGAACCTGTTGTTTCAGGCGATCGGCGTGCAGCCGGCAGCCAGCGCCGCCGAGCAGGCAATCACCAATATCGAGCAAGGCCAGCCCGTCGGTCAGGGCGTGCCGAGTGCGGCGATCTCAGGCGCGGTCGGGACGCTCGTGCCGGCCGCGGCCATGGAGCCCATCAAATATGGCGGACGCCTTCTGCGCGGCAAGCCGCCGCCGCGCACCGATGTGCCGCCGCCGCCGCCGCCGCCGCCAGATACAAAGGCGGCGGCCGAAGACGCGGCGCGCCAAGCCCAGCAGGACAATGACAACATCGTGCGCACCGGCCTGTTGCAGACCGGCGAGGCCACTATCCAGCGCGTCAACCCGCAGACCGGCCAGACGGAATCGATCGGCAGCCTGCCGACGGCGCAGGATATGACGGACGCCGCCAAGATCATCGGCGCCGGCACACTCGATCCCGCCACCCGCGACGGCCTGCTCAACCAGTGGCTCACAAACGGCGTTCATCCCGGCGAGATCGCTGCCGATTCCAAGATTGACCCAGGCCTCGCCCGGTTCGGCGAAGCCCCGACCGCACCCCCGCCGCCACCGCTGCCGCCGCGCGATGCGCCGCCGCCCGAGCGCGTCGCCGCGATCCGCCTGCCCTTGGTCGAGCCGCGGGTCGAGCCGCCACGAGTGGCGCCGGAACGCCCGCGGGAAGCCCCGCCAGTGGGGGTCGAGCCGCGCCTTCCCCTGGAGACCCCCGGTGTGGAACGCCCGCCAGCGGCCGCGCCAGCCCCGCCAGAGGCTGCTCCCGCGGCCGAGCCGGCGGTTCACGTGCCGGCGCCCGCCGCGGCCGAGCCGGCGCCCGAGCCGCGTCTGCCGGGCCGGGAGCTACCGCCCGAGGCGCCGCCCGAGGCGCCGCCCGGGGAGGTTGTCCCGCGGGAGGAGGCGCCGCCGGTCGAGGCCGAGGAACCGCCGTTGCCCGAGCTGCCGCCCGAGGAGATGCCCGACGTTTACGAACGGGTTTATCCGTCGCGGGTCAGGCCGATCGGCGGGTATTTCGAACCGAACGTGTACGAAGTTCGCGGTGAGCCGCCGCCGCCGTCGAACATGAACGTGGGCGATACCGACATCATTTGGGGACGCAGGCCGACGCGGCGGGAGCCGCAACAGCCTGTCGACCCCATGACCGACAAAGTTTGGACGGCGCGCGATTCCGATGCCAACGTGCTCGCGACGCTTGCCGCCGTGTGGGATTATGACCAGCGGCGCTATCGATATCATGTCGCGCTGTTTGACGCCGAGCGTGCGGTGCGCGAGCAGCAATTCGATACCGTTGGCGACGCGCAGCATTACGTCGAGCGCATGGTGCGCGGCGGCCGTTATGACGAGGTGGGTCACGCGGCGGCGATGCGCGAAACGCAAGAACGCGATGGCTTGCGTGATTTGTTGCGCGGTCCGCGCGCCGAACAATTGCTGCCGCCGAAGGGGTTTTTTGACCGCATTTGGGACTTTTACGCGCGGCGTATGACGCCCGAGGAGTTCCTGCGCTCCGACCCGGCGTGGTCGGGCGCGCGCGTGCTGGCCGAGCAATGGGGATGGCGTGAGGCCGAGGCGTTCTCCTATCTCGCCAACGAGATGTTCTCGCGCATGGGCGCCACGCAACGTATGTCGCCGAAGGAGGCGGCGCGGTTCATGGCGCGCGAGCGCGGGATTGCCGTCGTGCCGGACGAGCCGGCGCCGTCGCCAGCAAGCGTGGGCGAGGACGTCCAGGCGGCAATTATCAAGGATTGGAGCCGGTTTGATGTTCTGACGCCCGAAGCGCGCGCCAGGGAATCGACGCTTGCGCTGCTGGTCGAGCGCGAGTTGATGCGGATGCTCGGACGCGATTTCGTTCACGTCATGGTGTCACGCGGCGCTGTTCTCAAGGGCGTACCTCAGTTTGAGCATTTGCAAACGGCGGCTGGCGCGCAAACGGGAGTTGCCGGGCTTGCCTACACGCGCACGGATACTGCCGGCAATCTGGTGAAAGGGCTTATCCGCTTGGCATTGGGCGAGCGCGAGTTGTTGCGCACGACCGCGCATGAAGGCTTCCATATCTGGCAAGATTATCTGGCGACGGATCGCGAGATAGAAATCCTCGATCGCGGCACCGAGGAGATGCGCAGGAACGTTGTTGCTGCTGAGCTAAAGAAGGCGGGCAAAACTGACGCGCAGATTGCCGATTGGCCGACCCGGGAGGTTTGGGCAGAGGCGTTCGATACTTACTGGAAGGACCGTAAAGCCGGCGTTCCGCATTACGTTAGGCCGGTCTTCGACAAGTTCATTAATTTTCTGAACCGGCTTCGCAATGGGCTGCGCGGTTTGGGATTCCGCACCTACCGCGATATTTTCAGGGACATTTACGAGGGCGAGGCAAGTGCGCGCCAGCGCGCCATGCGCGTACGGCCGGGGACAGAAACGCTTGATGAGCTGGTCTACCAGGAGTTTTTGCGTGGCACCGGGCTCGCCTCGCGGGCGCGTGGGGAGGGCGAGCGTTCGTTTACGACGGCGATGGGCTCGCAGTATGTGGTGCATGAGAACGGGCAGACCACACGCAACAAGGCGGCGCGTGATGTGCCGGGCCATGAAGGCGATTTCGGGCCGCAGCCGCGCTCGGAAAAGACCTATTACCTGACGCCTGAGAACGCGAATCGGCTGGCGATCCCGTCGGGCGCACGGGTTCGTTATGTCGATCATGGCAACGGCACGCTGACGCAAGTGCAATACCATGAGGCGACGGGCAAATGGGGCACGGGCCGTGATCCCGTGGCAGGCAACCATAGGGTGCCTGCCGAAACCGAGCCGCGAGTCGGGTTGATCCCGTTCGAGCTTTGGAAAAAAGGGACGACCGAGGGTTACAACTCCTACAGCGGGTGGCATTTCGGGAACCCAATCACCGAGGTGCGGCCGGGCATTGGCGGGGTGACGGCGCAGGCTGAGTTTAAGATCGATAAGAGCACGCCAGGGATTGCGCAGATATACCGTGCCGAGTTGCCCGAAGGCGTGAGGGGGCAAGGGCTTGGTGTGCAGATGTATGAACAGGCGGCAAGAGAAGCTGCCGCAGAGGGTCGTCGATTAGCATCCGATGCGGTGGTATCGGCTGACGCTGAACACGTGTGGCAGGCACTGAAGCGGCGTGGCTATGACGTCGTGCAAAATCCGGCAGCGCGACGGGTGGAAGGCGGGGGGTTGTCAACCCGTGTCGAGGGAACGTCGAAATATCAAGGTCCCGTGTTCGAAATCCAAGGAGCACCTCGTGCCGCGCCCGAGCCTGCGAGCTATGCCACGCAATTGGCGGCGGCGTTGGGTGACGATACGAAATTCCCTGAAGTCTACCACCGACTGAAGAACGAGCCGCGCGAGGTGGTCGTGGCGGCGGCCAACGAGTTCTACGGGCCGGTGTCGCCCGGCACCAGCAAGAACAAGGCGCTGGCGCGGGTGTTGGCGCGTCACGCCAAGCTGATGTCATTCGAAAGGGGAGGCGCTCCCTATGCCCTACCACAGCCCGCCGATTTAACGCCGGCTATCGCGGCGGCGGCTCGGCGGATGTCGATTGACCCCGACAGGTTGGGTGAAATTCAAGGCGATACAATTTTAGGCGCGATGCCGAATATGTACGGGCGATTGCGCGATGGTCGAGAAATGCCAATGAATGCCGGTGCCGATACGCTATGGATTGGTGCCAAGGGTGGAATGATCGATCCGCGTTTGTTGACTCATTTTAAAAGTGCAGCAACCAATAATGAATGGTTTCCAGTCAAAGGAGAACGTCGTGCCGTACCAGAGCCCACCCCCACCGTACCCGTTCAGCGCGCTGCCGAGGACGAACGCGTTCCTGCGCCCGCGCCACCCGCCCCCGGTCCCGCTCCGCCAGCCCCCGAGACCGAGCCGCCCGCCGGGCGTGTCCGTGGACCCCGTGCCACCGGCCGGGCCGCCGCCGATCCCGATACCTGGAACCTCGTCGAGTTCCTGACGTCGCGCGATAACGCCAAGCCTGGGCTCAAGCCGATCGCCGAGCTGACCGACCAACTTGGCAGGGGCTACTCCGTGCCGGGTATGGGACGGGTGTTCCGCACGAACGGGATGACGCTTGATGAGGCGATGCCGGCGGCGATTGCCGGCGGCTATCTGTCGCCGGACGTGCTCAACGACGCCGACGGTGGCCATAAGAAGTTGGTGGAGGCGATCACGACGCTCGCCTTGAAGGAGGGTCAGGTCGCCGAACGGCCGGTTGATGTCAAGGCTGAGCGCGACAAGATCGAGCTGGAGCTGGTGAATGCGCTTGAGCTTGCCGGCACGCCCGAGGACCCGGTCGAATTGAGGACGTTCAATCGCGCCGTGCAATTCATAGAGGCTGGGCACGAACGCAATCCGCAGGCGGCCTATCGTCGGGCGTTGATGGAAGAGGACGAGCATGCCACGAGCACCGAGCCGATCGAGCCGCGCACCGGAGCCATACCCGGGTTTGACGATGAGCCACCCGCAGGCGCACCGGGCGAGGGCCGCACAGTTGAAGGCGAGCCCGTACCAGAGCCCGCGATCGGCGGCGCTCGCGAGGATGCACGACCTCCTGGCGAGCGCGATGGAGCGGTCGCTGGCGGGCCAGACGACAAGACCGAGCAAAGTGCGCCCACGCCGGTCGAGCAAGAAGCGCGTAACCGCTCCACTGCCGGGCTAGACCAGCCGCTGCCGGCCGGTGCCAAGCGCGAGGCCATGCTGGACGAGGCGCACCTCGCGCGGCAGGCGGCGCGTGACGACCCGCAGATAGCCATGGATTTCACGGGTCGGGCGGCGGCGGCCGAGCATGACGCCTTCAAGCTCGATCCGGCGCAGCGTGAGGCGGCGGAGCGCGAGCTGGAAGCGCAGTTCGCAATGCTCGACGACTTCAACGAGCGGGTGATGCCGGAAGCCGATCCGTCGACGCGGCCGGGCGGACCCGGCGATACGTGGGGCGGCGGTGCGCCCGAGGGACCGCCGGGGACCGGCGGCACCGGTGACGGCAGTGCCGGGTCGGCGGCGCGGGCGGCCAACGAGATGAACCCGCCGAACGAGCGCCGGCCGTGGATGATGAACATCGTGCAGCGCATGATGATGCTGCCGCAGATGGTGGCAAAGCGCGATCCGATTGTTGCCGGGCTGGAGGCGCTGCTGTCGCAACAGTTCATGCGCACCAACCAATTGATGTATCGCGGCACGCAATTCCTCAAGGCTTACAAGAATCTGCCGCGCGATGCGCGCTTGCGCCTGAACGCCATCATGGAGTTAATCCGACACAGGGACGCCGATTACGATCCGGCGGCGCAGGATATTTCCATGCGCAATAACGACCTGGAGCACACCGAGTATTCGCGGATTGGCGACGTCGTCAGCCTGTCTACGCCCGCCGAGATGCAAGCCTATCATCAGATGCGGCAGTTTTTTCAATCGGTGCTGCCCGAGATGCGCCGGGCTATGGCGATCAAGCTTGAGGTCGATCCCAATTTGAGCATTGCCGAATTGGTCAATCGGGCGAACCGGCCCGGTGAGCGCAATCGCGAGCATATGCTCAACGTCGCGACGCTGCTCGCGGCAATCGAGAACGCAAGTCGTAAGGGTTACATTCCGTTCGGCCGCTATGGCGACTATTACATCGACGTGCGGCCGCGCACCGCAGAGGGCGATCCGCGTGAGCCATCGACGTTCTTCCGCTTGGTCGAGACGCGCTCGGGGTTTGACCGGATGGCCGGCCGCGATCCCATGATGCGCGATGACGTGACCGGGCAGATGGTGCCGCGTCGTGCGCTCGCCGAGCTGCAACGGGTGCGGGCGCGCTTTGCCGGCCAGGACGTCGAGATCAGCCACGGGCAATTTACACCGACGCCCGAGCGCTTACGCGAGGTCGGCCTGCCGGCGCTTGAGCGGGTGATGTTGCTGATGAGTCAGGACATCGAGCGCAACATGAAGCGCCAACTCGGGCCCGGCGCGACGTCGCAGCAAATCAGGGCTTCCGTGCTCCAGTTCTGGCAGCAGGCGGCGGCGGCGCTGGTGCGGGATTTTGCCGAGGAGACCAAGCGCGGCTTCCAGAAGCGAGCGCGCAACACATTCGGCTATGATCCGGATTTCGGGCGTGTCATCGGCGATTACGTCAATTCGACCTCGCACTACATCGCCAATCTGGAGTTTTCCAACCGCATTGACCGGGTGCTCAACAACGAGATTGCCACCCATCGCGATGAGAACGTGCGCGAATACGTCAAGGAGCGCATGAACGATCTTAACCGCGATCCGCATGTGCTCGACGGGCCGGCACGGCTCGCGCGGCAGGGCGCGTTCCTGTGGGGCTTGGGATTGAATTTCTCCTCGTTCGTGATGTCGATTCTGCACGATCCGACCAAGGGCTCGGCAGTGCTGGGCATGGCGTTCGGTGCGGCCAATGTTCATCGCGCGTGGGGCCGATTGTTGGGGGCGATGGGCGACACCTTACGGGGCATACGCATATCGGCCGAGCACGGGTTCTTTGTCGATCCCGAGGCGATCGGCTTCCGCAATGCGCGTGAGCGCGCGTTTGGCGAGATGGTGATCGAGGGCGGTTTGTGGCGCAGCCACGGCGGGCGCACGCTCGCGGGCTCGGACGCCATCATTGACGGGCCCGGTGAGTTTGCGCAGCGGGGTATGGCGAAGGGCTGGACGCGGTTGATGGAGCACGGCGCTTCGCTGATGCACATCGCCGACATGGTCAACCGCTCGATCGGGCTCGCAGCGTTCCGTGAGTTCGTGGCGCGGCCCGAGGTGTTCGAGGATTTCCATGCGCGGACGATGGCGCGCGATAATTATTACCGATCGCTGGTCGAGCTGAACGGCAAGTCGCCAGAGACCGCGGCGCGGTATTTGATCGAGTACAACGCCAGCGCCACCAACCCGTACAACCGCGCGCGGGTTATGCGCGGCTTTGCCGGTCAGACGCTGTTCCAGTTCAAGACCTACACCTACGGCTATCTGTCGACGCTGCACGATCTGGCGTGGCATCAGGGCGGCGAGGGCAAACTGATGGCGACGATGATGCTGGGCCTGCTCGGCGCGCTGGGCGGGGTCGGCGCCATGCCGTTCGCGCAGGACGCCAAGGACGGCGTTGATTGGCTGATCAAAACCATTTTTGGAATCGATCCTGATTTCGAACAGCATTGGGAAGACACCATGGATGCCATGGGCGTCAGCAAGATGGCGGCCGACGGCGCGCTGCACGGTTGGCCGTATGCGACGCTGGGCGTCGACATCGGCACCCGGCTCGGTTTTGGTGAGGAGGGCCGTCGGCTGGTTGATTCACCGATCGGCGCCGCCCCGTCGATTTCCTCACGCGCGGTCGAAGAGGCGTGGCACCGCTACCAGACCGGCCAGCCGACGAGCGCGATCGTGGCGGCGGCGTCGCCGAATTTCCTCAAGTCGATTCTGCTCGGGCAGAAGGTATGGCCGGAACAAGGTGTTATGACGCAATACGGCCAGCAGGTGTTAACCGCCAATCAACTCACGCCCGCCGATCGGTGGTGGCGGACGATGGGCTATCAGCCGTCCGACATTGCGCAGGCTTATGAGGAACGGGTGCGGCTGCGGGACAAGACGCAATTCCAGGCCCATGAGGCGGCCAATTTCCATACGCGGGTGGCGATCATGCTGATGGAGCGACAGCGCGCGCTTCATGAGGGCGATAACGAGGCGGTTACGGAGATCGACCGGCGGATACGGGCGGCGATGGGGGACGCTCAAGCCCGTGAGCTTATTACCAGCGGGCCGGGCCTGCGCCGCGCCATCACCGATCGCATCCGCCAGATGATGGACCCGCAGCGCGCGCTCATAACCAAACTGCCCAAGAATCAGCGCCAGAAATTCTATGAGCAGTATCAAAAGCGCCTGCAAGCGACGCAATAAAATCGGCCCCGGGCGGGGTCAGTGCCCGGGGCCTCGCGTCCGTCCCATGAATCCAAGCCGCACGGGATCGGACGTTTATTGGGGGACTCCCCTTTCCCCCGTTTATTGGGGGACTCCCCTTTCCCCCGTTTATTGGGGGACTCCCCTTTCCCCCGTTTATTGGGGGACTCCCCTTTCCCCCTGGTTATTCATGCGGCGGCGCGAGCCGCGGCGTTGGCACGTCGGCGGGCGGCAGGCGGGCCGCATGCAGGCGTGTAATGAGCCGGTGACGCATGGCCTGGAGCACGAGGCGGCCGGCGCCGAGCTGGGCGTGGACGAGTGACACACCGGGCCGCAAGCCACGGTCGGTGGCGGAAAGATGGCGCAGCGCCACGGCGTCGTCAAAGGCGGCCTGCGCCATGGCGACGGCCTCTTCGAGGCCGGCAAGTTCGCGTTCGATCGACATGAAGCTAATCCTTGAATCGGGGGTCGATGAGGACTTTGGTATTCGGGCCGATGTGCTGAGCGACCTTGCGCTGCATAGTTCGCTCGTCTTCGTCGGCGAAGATGACGAACTCGAACTCGTCGGATAGGCCGCACGCCGAGCCCTTGATTCTGATTGGCATGCCCTGGCGCAATAGATCGAGATTGCGGTACGACAACCCGAAGCAGACAATCGTTACCGGACTGCCATCGGGGTTGGTTCCTTTACCCATCATTTTCAGCATTGGCACCTCCACACCATTAGACGCAAATCTTGGGCGGCATCGGAAACTTGCCCCCGGTCCAGCGCCACATATGCAGCGTGAACGGATGCATGTTGACGTAGTCCGCGTCGGGCGGATGAAACTCAACGACGCAATCGGCCGGTTCCCAAAACAGGCGTTTGATAAATGTCATTTCCTGCCAGTTCGGCGTCCTGGTTTTGAGCGACACCGACACGTGCTCCCAAGAACACGTGATGGGATCGCTGGAGTTTATGGCCATGACCGCGAGATCGCGCCCGCACGGGCCCGGCACGCGGAAGGCGCCCCAAGGTTTGCCTGGGTTTGAGCCGAAGGGACCGACGCGGATGCGGAACTCCTCAAGTTTGGGGTCGAGCTTCATCATGACGGCGCCTTGGTGAGTTCGCGCTTGGCGCGCTTGGTGAGTGTGCGGACGTGTTTGGCGGCTTGCTTGAGGGCGCCGCCGATGGCGAGTGCGGGCGCTTGGTCTTCGATCACTTCGCAGGCGATGCCGGCCTCGGCGGCCTTGTAGAGGAGCATGGCGACCGCGGTGGCGGGGGCATAGTTGAGGGCGGCGCGATTGATGGCGGCGACGTCGGCGACTGCGGCGCCCCAATTGTTGTGGTCGCCGCGCGCGGAGCGGGTGACCTTTTTGACCGGCGGCGCGTAGATTGTGATGGCGCTGGCGCGACGCACCAGCCGCGCGGTCCAGACGTGGAGCGCATTCTTGCGCTTGCGGGCGGCGCGCGCGAGGTCGGCGGCGACGATGGCGCGTTCCTGCATCATCATTTCATGCTCGGGCTCGCTGAGTTTCTTGCCGCGTGGATAGGCGAGGTCGGTTTGCCGGCGTTTGTCGTCGGCGGCCTCGCACAGTGTGGCGGCGTCGAGCAGCTCTTGCGGGGTGTCGGGCTCGTTGTCGACAATGGCGAAGCCGTCGACGAGATCAAACCGCACTACGATCGGGCGGTGGCCGGCGACGCGCCGCGGCGGTGTGGTGAGCGCGGCCGAGATCGACCAGCGGCCGTCGAGATAGCGCACGTCGGCATCGGTCCATTCGTTGACTCGACCGGGCAGTGCGGAGCGCGCCCATACCAAGCTCGGCACGCCCTTGAAATAGACTACCCACGAGTTCTTGTTGCGGCCTGCGACATGAGAAAAGCCGTTAAGCTCGGCGCCGTGGGTGCGCGCGTTATAGGGTTGGAGCGAGCAACCGGACAGGCAGCGGTGCGGCACGGCGAGCGCATGGCGCGTGGACTTGTAGCGCGGATAGCCGGCATCCTCGCCAAGCTTGAGGCGGCGAAAGAATGCCGACCACGCGGCGGCGAGCGAGGTGGCGACGCGCCGCGGGGTCCAGGTTGATAGCTCTTTCCATTCGGGACACTCCTCGCGCATGCGTGAAATCCACGCGCTCATGGTGAACTCGGAGGGGAGCGCGTGGTCGTGGCATAATTTCAATTTGCCGGCCGTGCCGGACAATGCCGCGCAGGCCGCGCAGTGGAACACGTGCGGGCCGGCGCAAGCGCGCTGATAGCGCTGCTCGCACATTTCGAGCATGGCGTTCCAGAGCTGCGCGCACATGGCGGCTTGGCCGCGTAGCGCCTCGTCCTGTGCGGGCGTGGGATAGAGGCGCCACTGGTAGCGGCGCACGACGCCTTCAATGGGCCGGGTGCGTTTGGCCATCAGTCTGCTCCAAAGGTCTGCCGCCAGACCTCGCGGAGCACGGTGATCGCGGTTACAAGTTCCTGCTCGTCGGCATGAATCTCGCCGGCTTCGATCAGGGATTTAGCTAGTGCTAGAACGAAAAGCTGTTCGTCCTTATTGCCTGGAGGACGATTGCCGTTGCCACCCGCTGGTAGTTCAGGCGCAATATTGGTTGCTGGGATGGTGCCGATCTTGCGTGGCGCGCACAGCACGCCGTCCGTTATATTGCGGAATACCGTGCCGTTGACGTGGCTTTCGTTGATTTCGACGTCGTAGGTTGCGCCGGGTTGGAACAGTCCGATCTTGTCGGGCCAGACGCCGTAAAGGTTACCCGAACTATCCTTGATGGTGCCGCGTTTTTTGCCGCCCTTTGGCGGGTTGACATATTGCACGGTGATCCGGGCGTCGAGGGTTGATTGGTTCATGACATACTCCACGGGTCTGTCGAGCGATGTGCCGCGAAAATCTCTCGCTCAATGATCGGCACAAGCTGGCCTGCGGTGGTTATGAGGTTCTCCAAGACCTCGTCGCGGACGTCGGGGCGATGGCCGGCGATGTAGGTCGCCAGTAAGTCGGCGAGCGCACCGCCGATAATGTCAGGCGAGTAGCCCGCAAATATCGGCTTGACCTGAGCGGCGAGGTGAAGCGCGGTGGTGCTGCCCACCAGCGCCTGTGGGGTGATGTTGTCGTCGCTCATATGGCGCGCTCCGTGGTGCGCTCGATTGCATCCATGCGCTCGTGCAGGCGTGTGATCAGCGGGTAGAGCGCACGGAGTTCGTCGAGTGTTGATGCCTGCTTGCGTTCCAGTCGCCGCAGCGTGTCAACGATGATGCTGTTGTCCTCTTTGAGGCCGGCTACATCATTCTTGATTGTCCGCATATCGATCTGCATAGCGATGAGGGTTGTGCCGATCCATTTCAAGTCGATGGTTTCGCTCATATGGCGCGCTCCGTGGTGCGGCTGATGCCGGGCGGCAGGCTGCCTGTTTCCTTGCGATGGGCGCGGGCGCCCGCGAGGATCGCCTCGGCGATCTTGTCGGTGAGCCCGATCGCCTCGATTGCTGCGCGCCAGTCGGTGACGGTGAGCACCTCGGTGGTGCGCAGCGTCGAGGCGCGGCCGGCGCCGTCGGCGAGGCGCACTTTGGTGTCGCGCTCGGCGCGGTCGGCAAAGCGTGATGCGCGCTCGAACTCGGCGAAGGCGGCGTTGGCCGCCGCGGTGGCGCCGGCCGTGTCGGTGATGACGCCCTGCTTGGCGTCGTCTAGCGCCGCGAACTCGATAGCCTCCGCGGCGCGTGCGGCGGCCTCGGCGGCGGCTGCGGCGCGGCGGGCCTCCTCGGCGGCGGCAATGCGGCGGCGTTCTTCCGCGAGCGCGTAGGCCGTCATGCGCGCCTTGAGTTCCGACAATATCTTGTCAAACAGGCCGAGCTTGTTGTTGTTGTGATACGGCGCATAGCCGGCATTGATGGCCTTGACCTGGATTTGCAGCGGTTCGATCAGGCCCTCGCGCTCGTCGTCGAGCGAGCGCAGCACGTTATCGGCGCGGTCCTTCCAGCTTTTGGCCTCCCGCGCGTCGTCCTCGGTTGCGACGGTGGGATGGTCGGAAAGCCATCTGCCGAGCAAGTCGAACGTGTTTTGCGCAAAGCGCAAGAGGGTGTTGTGGTCGCTGGTAATGATTTGAGTGTCGGTCATGGGTGTCATCCTAGAAGCCGGAATAATGGAGAAGCGCGCGAACGGCGGCGAAGGCAGCAATGAATGCGCCCGCGCCGCCCGCAATGGCGGTGATCGGGAACAGCCAGCGTTCACTACGAAATTTGCTGGCTTCCTCGATGAGCTTGTGCTGCTCGGCCATGAACTTGCGGGTTTCCTCAATAAGCCGCAGCATTTCCACGTTTTCGCGCTCGGTCATGTCGTGCCCTCCTCGGCAATGCGGGCTTCGATGGCGCTCGATGCAATCGCGGTAATGCGCTCGACAATCGTGGCATAGAGCGCGCTCGTTGGATCGAGCCGCCATTGTTTGGCGCGCGCCCTGAAGCCGGTCAGGCCGTTATCGAGGGTCAGGAAAACGTCGGATACGCACCACGTGCCGTCATCGGTCGAGGCGGTAACCTCGTACATGCCGGAGAGGTGGCCGGCGGTGAGCCTGTCGTTGCCCTCGATCAAGGTGATGAGATCGAAGTCAAATTGCTGATCGAACGCGATTGTGCTAGGCATGGCGTGAATCTGGGGCATTTGGCGACTGTCCTTCGTTGGTGTCCTGGTTCGGTGCCGCTCCGGTCGATCGTTCGTTGAACTCCACACGTTGATGGGCACTTGACCGGGGCGGCCCTTGCGCTTATGTAGTCCATGGATACTCCTATTGCAAGGGGAAAGGACCATGGCTACCGCGCGGAAAAAGAGCGACGACTACCCCGACCTCGACCCGAAGGGTTGGCCGCAGACGTTACGGCTGGGCGAGGCGCTACAGGCGCAGATTGACGAGTGGCGGCGTTGGGAGCCTGACCTACCGCCCCGAGCCGAAGCTGTGCGCCGGTTACTTGAGATCGGACTCGACCGGGGCGGGCACAAGTGAGCGATCAGCGGTTCACGAAAATTGCAGTCAACCTCTTGGAAAGCTGCAAAGAACTCGTTGATTGGGGCGTTATCGAGGGCCTAACGACTCACGCGAAGCTGCGGCTTTCGATCGATGCGCGGCAAGAGATGGTAGGCCGCCTGATAGATGCCGGTATGTCCCAGCGTGATGCTGCAAAGGCACTCAACGTCGACAAGCGCACGGTCGGCCGCGACCTCAAACGCCCCAAAAGTGGGGCAAATGCCCCACGTGCCAAAGCCGAGCGGCGCGCGGAGCGCGAGCGCGAATTAGGCGAGTTCCAGGCGGCCTTGCCGGACAAACGCTATGGCGTGATCCTGGCGGACCCGCCGTGGCGGTTCGAGCCGTATAGCCGTGAGACCGGGCTGGATCGGGCGGCCGACAACCACTACGCCACCGCTGCGACCGCGGAGATTGCGGCGTTGCCAGTAGTCGACATTGCCGCGGATGATTGTGTGCTGTTCCTGTGGGCGACGATGCCGATGCTAGATGATGCCATCCAGGTGATGAAAGCATGGGGTTTCAAATATCGGACGGGACAAGCCTGGGATAAGGTTCATATTGGCAGCGGGTATTGGTTTCGCAACCGGCACGAGTTGCTGTTGCTTGGAACCAAGGGCAATCCGCCGTGTCCGGCCATGGGCGATCAGTTCCCGTCGGTGTTCACGATTGCGCGCAAGGAACACTCGGCGAAGCCTGATGCGTTTCTTGACATGATCGAGCAGTACTTTCCGACCTTGCCCAAGATCGAGCTATACCGCCGCGGGCCGCCGCGCTCGGGTTGGGACGCGTGGGGGGCGGAGGCGCAGGAGGCTGCGGAGTGAAACTCATACTAAGCAGCGGCCACGGACTCCACATACGCGGCGCGCGCGGGTTCTTGGACGAGGTCGACGAGGCGCGCCGCGTCACGGATCGCGTCGCGGTTGACCTCCGCGACATGGGCGTCGACGCGATGGTGTTCCACGACAACACCAGCAAGACGCAGAGCACGAACCTCGCCACGATCATCGACTGGCACAACGCCAGGGCTCGGGACCGGGACGTGTCTATACATTTCAATGCCTTCGAGACGACGAACGCGCCGCGCGGCACGGAGGTGTGCTATCAGTCGACCGCCGGCAAGGAGATTGCGACGCGGGTGTCCGCGGCGATCGCGCGTGCCGGCACGTTCACGAACCGCGGTGCCAAGCTCCGCACCAATCTGGCGTTCCTGTCGCGCACGGCGCGGCCTGCGGTGTTGATCGAGGTGTGTTTTGTCGACAGCAACGCCGACGCCGATTTGTACAATCGTCATTTTTCTGAGATATGCCGAGCGATCGCTGAGTCGTTGAGCGCACCATGACCGCAACGATTATCACGTTGATTACGTCGGCGGCCGAAATCGTTGACCAGCTATTCGGCTCGAACCTTGGCGCCGACGTGCCGGGGGTTGAAATTTTCCTCGCAGCGATTACGCCTTTATTGGTGTGGCTGGCGCCGCGGCTGCCGTGGCGGCTGCCGTGGGATCACGGCCCGGCGTAAACCGGGAGCCGCTGTGGATGAGCTATGGCTGATAGTTGTGCCACCTGCTTTTTCTGCCGCACGATCGTGGCCACGCGGGTTTGTGCGCGTAACGCGCCGTCGTGGCAGCACATTGGAACGGTTGCGCCAGCGACCTCGGTCCATTGGCCGATGGTTGCCGGTGAGGATTGGTGCGGCGAAGGGTACAACACCACGACGTCACTATGGCACGGGCCGGGCGGCGCAGCGCCACCGGGTTGATGCGTGGTTTAACTTGTTTTGGGGTGTGAAAAAATGAGTTCTTTCATGTAGCCTGGGCGTTACGTCAGGCATCAATTCCGCCCGGGCCTAAGCTAGTCTTGGTGTCGGTGTGCGAGCACGCGGACCATGCTGGCGTGGTGCAATTGCCGGCCGAGCTGGTGGCCAAGGAGGCCGGCGTTGCGCTTGGCACCGCACGCAAGCATCTGCAAGACTTGGTTGCGAACGGCTATCTCGCCAAGGGCCCGCTGCGCACTTACACAGTGCTACTCAACAATGAGCCGCGGTCGTGGGGCTCGCGCGTGGCGCCCGGTGGCGCGCGGGTGGCGACGGCGTTGGCGCCGGCACAAAAGCTCGATCCCGATGCCGGCTATGTGTTCGTGCGTGAGGGCACGCGCGCATGGGATGCGTGGTGCAAGGCTGGGCACTCGCGCACGCTGAGCACGCGGCGGACAATAGACGGTCGCACATACACTGGCTGGGCTATGCCGAGTTTATTCCCGCCGGCACCGGGCGCGGCTGCAACCGCGACAGAAGGGTCGGTGATCTCGCCGCTGCCGGTCCCGGTGGAGTCCGCGGGACCGACGACGGCGCCGTCACCAGCGCGTGCGACCACAAATCTGATGACGGAAGCTGATTACCACGAGTTTAAGCCTTAATACGTGGCGACGTCGAACAGTGGTGTTCCAAGCATTGACCTTTGCTGCGGGGCGGCCGGGACTGGCATTTCATCGGGCAAAATCTGGAATGCAAGTAATCCGCCCTTTGTCTCGCCAACAGCGTGAAATCCGGCTTTCAGCCATGTCCAGCCCCATGTCTTGGCGCCGCGGACCATGATGGGACGAACCTTCTCGCGATCGATAAAAGTCACAAGTCCAAGCGAGGGTGCTTTTCCAAGACGCCATAGAGAGGCGGCAATAGCCTGACGGATCAGGTCCGACGCACGGCCGGCGCCTTCGGAGCGGAAAGCAGAACATATCCATGCCCCAGCCCAAGCATGTTGGACAAAGTCAGTAATCGGGGCTGATGTCACCCAAAAAGCTTTGCCACAATCCGTCAGCAGCACCAAGCAAGAACCCGGCGGCACGAACTGAGGCGAGCCGATTTTTTGCCGGTTGTAATGCCGGTCAGCCAGCCGTAACGCTGCCGGGTCGGCACGATGAGAAAGGCACCACTTCATGCTCTTTTCATATGTTGGGGTATAGCAGCGATCTCGCCGCCGCCGGTCCCGGTGGAGTCCGCGGGACCGACGACGGCGCCGTCACCAGGGCGTGCGGCCGCAAATCTGATGACGGAAGCTGATTGGCACGAGTTCAAGCCTTAATTGCACGCGCTGATGTCCGCCCAATTGTCGATGATGTTCTGTTCCTGTTTAGCATTGAGTGGCCGCCGAGGATGATCGGCGTTTAACGCGGTGATGAGTTGCTGCGGTGTCTCGAACGCTTCGCCGCGATATTTAGCAAGCTGACATTCTGTGATTTCCAGTTCATGCTTCGTGTCGTCGATGCGGATACCGATCACAATTGCAATAAATACCGCGGCGAAAAATCCGATGGTCACGAGCACTTGCTTGCGCATTTGCTGCGTTTCCTGGTTTATACGTTCACTCCGTGACATGGGTGTCATCGTTCTGTCCTTCGTTTGTGCGGCACCAGCGCCGCGATACGCGCGTGACACGCACGCGCGCGTCGCGAAGCTCAGAGCGCAAGCTCTTCGTGCTTGAGGTCCGCAAACCGCGGCACGAAGCAGTCGCCCAGCGCGGGCTCGGGTCCACGCAACAGGTGCTCGTGAATCCCGAACACGTCATGGGCAAAGTTGCCGTCGTCCGCGCCGAGCAGGTCAAGCAAGCGTAGCGGCATGATGCGGGCGTGGACCGTGCGGATTTCCTGCCCGTGAATGAGCGACCAATAAAGCGCTACGTGGTTTTCCATCGCGCCGTGCTCCTCGCGGAGCATGACCGCACGGTGCGCAATGCGGTCAATCAAAGCGGTGTCACCGGGTTTCATTTCATGTCCTCCGTTGCTTTGCCGTCGCGCACGATGCGCGCGATCGATTCAGGGATAACAAGTCCGTCGAGATAGGCTTGCAGGATTGGCCGGCGCACGCCTAAGCGCGCGGCGGCCATGAATGAGTTGAGTTCATTGTCAAGCATCCATTGGCGCAGGTCGGCCGCGGTCATGGGCGGTCCTCCAAGCGCGTAATGCGCGTTTCATGCTTGAGCAGAATCGCAGTCGCTAACCGCAAATCGTCGCGGATATCAGTGATGTCGTCGTGCATGAGCGCGAGGCTTGTTCGTATCTCGCTGACGTCTTTAAGTTTGTCGTGCATGGCGCGCAGTTCCTCGAACATGCGTTCCATTTGCTTACCTAGAAACTCAAGCGTTACCTCGGGCATGTGTCCTCCGTTGTGCAGCGGACAGCGCTGCGGGATGCGGCACGGTTTCCCGTGCCGCACGGCCGCAGCGTTGCGTTACGCTGCTTGAAGCACACGCTTCCAGTCGGAAGCGGGCAGGTCGATAAGAGCGCCGCCCGCGGCCTCAAGCTCGACGGCGCGATCGTAAGTCGTCGCGGTGTGAGCGAGCGAGGTCACCGCGTTGACAAGTCCCCAGGCGGACAAATCCCCGCCGTTGATGAGGTTGGTCCACAACGTGCCGCGCTCGGTGTCAGTGGCACCGATTTTGGCGGCCAATACCTCGACTGCCTTTTCGGGGCTTTTCTCTACCTTGACCTGCGACAAGTCTTGCAGCTTGGCCAAGTTCGCCTTGAACCGCGTTTCGTCGACCACGGCGCGAACCATATCCCGGACCTTCAAGAGCACGGTTGCGTCGTCGGATTTGCGGGTTTCGTCCGACCACTCGATTTCGCCGTTCTCTTCGACCTCGCGGCCGATATGGGCGCGGCGATAGCCTTCATTTACCTTGGCGCCGTTCAGGCAAACCAAGCGCCAGAGCAGCGCTTGAACCGACACGGCGCCACAACCTACCTCGCTGTTCTGAATGATGCCGCCGGCTTGCACGATGTCGCCGGTCTTCACCTCGCCGCGAATGGTTGGCACGGTGAAATGAATATAAAGCCGCTTATCGGTCACGCAGCACGACGGAATTTCAACGCCCGGCAGGTCGTGCAAGATCGGAAGCGCGACCTTGGCGATTTCCTCGTTCTCTGTCCTCAAGTACCGCGACGACAGAAACGCGCGGGTATGGCCGCCAAGCGTGCGCACCATGCGCCGCTCGGGGTTCTGCCGGAACCACGTGTTGACGTTGGCCGCAAGCAGGTCTGGCGCGTCGTTAAGCATGCGGTCATAGTATTTGGACGGGATGCCGAGGCGGGCGCCGATTTGATCGTGCGCCAGCGGCTGGATGGGAAAGGCGCCCTGGTCGGGGATTTGGAGCACGGCGTTGTCGTCGTGGTCGATTCCCATGTTGAGCGAGCCGGTATCGCAAATCATGTCGCGCTTGTTGTGCGACTGCGCTTCGATGGTGCGGGCGAGGTCGGATAACGTCATACCTTTTTGCATAGTCTTGACTCCACACATTGGCCCGTGAGCCGGGCATTAGAAGGCGCTGGATGCGTCCTTCGATAGCCGGCCCATCCGTAGGGCCGGCCGTCGAAAGCTACTCTGCGGGTTTCTCAAGCGCACTTACGCGGACGTCAAGCAGCCGCACGCGCTCAAGTGCAACATCAACATCGTGCCGCACGGCGTCGGTTTTGCCGCGAATAATACTGACGCTATCGGCAACGCGCCGGATTTCGTCAACGGCGTCTTTTAACTGCAAGCCGAACAACACCATGTCGGCGCGCAAGCCTTTGAGAATTTCCACGGTGAGGTCAGACATGCTCGACTCCACAGGTTGCGATGCTACTTGTATTCGTTCACTCGCGCGGCGTCAAGATGCGCCGCGCCATATCCACAAGGTCGGTTTGCGCCGACTCGTCGCCGAATAGCCCGTGGTCGCACGCTTCTTGCGGCACGCGCGGGCGCAACGGCGCGTCGGCCCAGCGCTGGAAGCCGCGCGCGTATTCCTCGCGCGTCGGCCGGCCGAGCAGGTCGTCAAGCTTGTCTTCGATGGTCTTGTCACGCATTGGCTGCTCCCGCTTGTTGTGCGGCCAGCGCGCTATCGATCGCTTGCACGGCTTTGGTGAGGTCGGCGGCGAGCAAGTTTGCGGCGGCGAGCGACAATGTTTCAATGGCGCGGGTGCCGCCCTTGGGGCCGTAGAAGCACAGCACGATGCAATTATCGTCGTTAAGCTTGTTGCCTTGCACGATGGCGGACACGAATTTGGTGTTTCGCATAGGTGACTCCACACGGTTAGTGCGGCACGAGCGCCGCGATAGGCGCCGCATATGAGCGGCGCCCGTCGCGTGACTAGCGTAAGCGGAGGTTTCCCGACCCGACGGGCCGGCCGAAGGTGGCGCGGTCGCCTGCGGCGCGGCCGGCGCTGTGAGCGTCGGCGTTGCTCACGCGCGAGGATGACCGCGAGCGCAGCTGGATGCCCGCCGCGGCCATGGTGGCCTTGATGGCGTCACGTTTGATTTCGGCGAGCACCAGCGCGCGCGAACCGCCGGCATGATCCGCCACGCGCGGATCGCGAGCGCGGGTTGCGTCGTTGCGCGCGGATTGCGCGGTTAATTCACGCAGTCGCGCCGATATGCGGCCGGTGCAGCCCAGCACGAATCCGTTAATCATGCGGCGCCGCTGGCCTTTCGGCATGATCTGCTTGTGCAGATAGCCGAACAATTCAACCAGCACGAATTGCGACAGGTGCGCGAGCAGCCATTGCGCAAGGTCAATGTCGCTCGCCATGCCACAGAACGTGTGCCCGCCCTGCCGGCCGCTTTTGAGCCAGCATTTGACGCCTGCGAAATCCGCCACCGCACTAAGCAGGAATCGCTTGACCGCGTGGGGATCGTGCTCGGTGTCCTCGCGCAGAACAGCCTTTTCCTCGCGCGTCAACGTTAGCTCGTTGTCATCGATTTCATAGGCATCGATCATAGCGCGGGCTTTCGCCAGCGCGGCCAACGCTTCGGCTTCGCTGCAGCCGTTTGCCATGGTTTTCTGCAACAGAGCGCGCACCTTGTTGATGAGGTTTTCTCGGTTGATTGTCATGAGTTTGACTCCACGCGGCATGAGCACCGCGATAGGCGCCGCATATGAGCGGCGCCCGTCGCGTGACTTAATGCAGCAAGCGTGCGACCACGGCGCCGATGATTGCTGCCAGCGCAGTGTTTCCGAGCAGTGCAACCGGTACGTACCACCATCGTTCGCGTTCAAGCTTTAACGCCTCTTGGAAAAGCTTTTCGCGTTCCGCACCCAGTTTGAGTTGCTCCGCTATCAATTTGTGCGTTTCCGCGGCCATGTGATTTTGTTCAAGTTCTGTCATGAGTTTGACTCCACACTTACTCGCCAAAGGCGATTTGCAGAACCATCGTGACCAGCGCGAGGCCGGCCACGATGCAAGTGAGCGCGAGCAGCGTTTCCATCATGCCACCCGCGCGAGGCGCCCGCGGCCGCGTTCACGCATGACGCCGCGAGGATTTGCGGCGAGCGCGCGCAGCAATGGCAGCAACGTTGCGGGTGCAGCGTCGCGGCCGGGTTCGAATATCCCTTCGCGGGTGATTCGCCCGTACCAATTACCGGTACCGAATGCCTTGTCGTCGGCCACGTTGATGGTGCCGGGCTGTTTGGCGTTTGGTCCGGCGACCGACAGCTTGATATTGGGCATGGTGCCGTCACCGCGCAGCCGGATCACCGGCCACTGGAGGACTCCTTCGGCGCGTTTGAACAGCGTGAACAGGCCCGCAAGGTCGCCGATTGATTCAGGTTTCGGCGCCGCGCCGCCCTTGTTGGCGCGATCGATTAGGCGCTGTACCCAAACGCCTTGTTTGTCAGTAAAGCGGCCGTAGGTTTCGAAACCCTCGATTAAGTCGAGTGCGAAATTGCGGTCGCGCTCGATTTGCAGTTTCGGCACAGCCGCACGAAGCAGGTCGATCGGTTCGGCGTCGTCGGCTGGAGTATTGTCGAGGTTCTGAGCGAGTTCTAGCAAGGTCATCGTTGACTCCACACGTTGAGCGGCACGAGCGCCGCGATAGGCGCCGCATGTGAGCGGCGCCCGTCGCGAAACTGTTCACGGGGTCGCTTCGCGCATCCACGTTGCGCCGTGCAACGGATGCCAGCACGCGACAATGTCGCCGCGTCGGTCGTGAATTGCGGCCTCTTGGCATTTCGCTTTCGCGTAGCTTATGGCGGTGGATACGGTGAGAAACTTATGCTCGGTATAGTAGCCGTGATTAATCCAGCGGATTGCGTACATGGTTGACTCCACACGTTGAGCGGCACAAGCACCGCGATAGGCGCCGCATGTGAGCGGCGCCCGTCGCGAAGCATCACGGGAGCATGTCGAGATACTGGCGGCGCCGGACAACGCGCGCGATGCCATGCAGCACGGCGGTGGCGCCGACGGACGTGATTGCGGCGATGACCACGGCAAGCAGGTCGCCGGGGTACCAAAACGCGGCGTTCACGCAACACACCGCAACAAGCACGAGATCGGACAAATCGTATTTCATGGTCTGGACTCCACGGGCATAATCGCCCATCATGCTCACGACATGCGCAAGCATGGGGTGCGATTTGAAGGTGACACGGCGCGCACACTGCGCCCGCGTCGAAAGGTCGGTTCACGATGACAAACAGCCCGGCGATCGCACCGCCACAACAACACGCTCATTGTAGCGCACGACTACACGCATTGCAATGCGACAAAGTGTCGCACCCTGTCGCACGCCAGTTGACAAACGCTCATGAGTGATGCAGCCGGCGAAAGAGTGCGAGTCTCACGCAAGCGGCCGCATCCCGGTCGGCCGCTTCGATCCGTGGCGCATCGCGGCAATCGCGAGATGTTCGTCCACAATCTGATTGCCGGTATGTCGCACCGTGAAGCGTACATCGCGGCGGGCTATGCTGATTGTCACGCGACAGCGGCTAACGCGGTGCGGCTGGCACGCGATCCGGTCGTCATCGCCCGCATGGATTGGCTGTTGGTCGAGCAGCGCGAGCGCGCCGGCGCGGACTTGGCGCTTCGCCGCAACCGGCTTGTGGCGGTGCTGGAGCGTCTGCTTGGCGACCGCGCGGACATGTTCGATGACGACTGGCGATTGAAGCCCAAGTCGCAGATGACGGCCGAACAGCTGGCGATGATCGACAGCATTCGGCCGACCAAGTCGGGCGCGGAGGCGATTATGCCGCCGCGGCTGGCGGCGTTGCAGCTGCTCGCGCGGATCGAGGGGCTGGAGGCACCGAGCAAGAGCGAGCAGAACGTCCACGTCACGCGCGAGGACGCGCGCTTGACCGACGTGCAATTGGCACGATGGGTGGCGCACGCGTTGGAGAGCGGCGCGGAAGCTGCCGACGGCTTGCCGGCGCTAGCGGCGCCGGACCGGCACAAGCCCTAGACCGCGTGTGCGTGTCACGCGCGCCGCCGCCGGCGCCACGTGCCGCGAGCCACGCGCGCATCGCACGCGACGCGAGTCGCACACACACACACACACACACACACTTATAGGCGGTGCGGGCTCGCGCGCGCGCGGGTCGCGTGCCATGCACGCGCTATATGTGTGTGTGTGTTTGTGTCTATGTGTGTATGTGTGCAAGGGCACGTGGCTCCCGCGTGCCGCGCGTGCGATGCGCGCACGCATGCGCCACGCGTCACGCGCGCGGGCACGCGGGCCGGGGGGGGTCCCCCCCGGGCGCGCGCGGCGGGGCTGCTGCCTGCCGGTTTACAACTCGGCAAAATTTTGAACCCGGCATTTTAGGACACGAGTCCTAGACCACCGGAAACGGCTACTCCCGGTTTGCGCCGGGCCGTCTAGTTTACCTCCCGGTTGACGCCGGGCCGGGTGAAAATTATTCCGGAAACTATTCCGGTAGCTGATTCCCGGTTCACGCCGGGCCGATGACTATCGACTGTCCCGGTTCGGGCCGGGCCGCGTATTGGTGGACCTGTCCCGGTTGGTGCCGGGCCGCGTTGACATCGGACTACGTGTATGCCATGAATATTCCGGGCAATCAAGCCCACGGCATAGCGGGCATCGGATGTCAATTCCGCGCTTATAAACCGGAATCTTGCTGCTGGTCATCGTTATGCCTTTGCCCCGGTTTGTACCGGAGAAACGGATGAGCATGAACGGGTATATGCTGAAGACAATCGGCGTCCTCAAGGAGATGGCCGCCAAAGGCGGCGTGTCGATCGAGAAGGCGATCAACATGGTCGAGGTCCTCGAAAGTCATCGCCACGAGGAGCAGGACGCGCGGCGCTCCCTGCCTGAGGAGAAAGAGTTGGTGCGCGCCGAGTTGGCCAAGCTCGACGCTACCATGCTCCGCAAGTTCACGTCGCGCGAGATCGCGGCCGAACTCATTAAGAACGGTGTTACCATCAGACCCAACGTTCAAGGGGTTCTGTCGGTCATCTCCCGCACCCGCAAGCTGTTGACCAGCCAATCGACAGCGGCGGCGGCGTGATCGTAATCGCTTGGGGGGCCGGCAACCCCGGCCCCCTAACTGTGGAGTTGCCGATGCTCAATCCCGATGTGATCCCATCCCCTCATAAAGCCCGCGTCCTGTTCGACAAGGCGCAGAACTTTGTGTCTGCGTTCCTGGTCGAGATCACCGCCATTCGCAAGCAGATCGGCGACGACGACAAGTTTGCAAGCTGGTGCTTCAACGACCTCCAGATTGGTGTGTCCGCCATCACGCGGCTTGCCGACGCGCTGGACAAGGTTGACGCTGAGATCGCCAAGCGGGCGCTCGTCGGCGCACGCGCTGCCGAGGAGGCTCAGCTCGCCGCCCAACGCCGCGAACGTGAGGCCGCAGCCGCAGCCGACAGAAAACGCCGCGACGACGAGAAAGCAGCCGCCGCAGCCGAAAAAGCCCGTAAGGAGCAGGACGCCAAAAAACAAGAGCGCCGCGACAAAGGCAAAAAACACCGCGCCACCGACAAGGGCAAAGAGGCCAAACGCAAGAACAATGCCGGTTGGAAAGCTAAGCTGGCCGGCGAAAAAAAAGCCGCCCTGCTCGATCTTGCTGCGTCAATCAATAACGGCAATATCGTTCCATTCCCAATCTCGGCAACATCAGCGACACAGGAGGATTTGGTGAAGGAGATCAAGCAGAGTGAGCAACTCATGCACGCGGGACGGGACCAGTGGATTATCGGCGCTGTGCGATTCGCCGCCGCCCTGTGCGAAGCCCGCCGTCGTTACCCCGCTCACTTGAAATTTTCAAACTGGCTCGACGAGAACAATATCAAGCTTGACTCACATGATCGCGCCGCGCTGCTCAATCTTGGACTCAATCCGCCCGCCATGGCTGTGCTACTCGCTGACACTGACCGGACCTCGTTCAAACACATATGGCGCGACACTGAGCACAAGCTCACTGAGCTGAATGCGGCAAAACAAAGGCGTTATGGCCACGTGGACAAAACGCCTTAATTGCCGGGCCGGCGCTAACCGGCACTGCCACATGAACAGGTTAAACCCGTTCGCGCCGGGCCGGTTGCGCGGATTAATGACGTGGACGGCCCGGCATGAACCGGGAGTTCCAGTTGCAGGCAGGTGATCCCGGTTCGCGCCGGGCCGTTCAAGTCATGGTGGGGTTTTTCCCGGTTTACGCCGGGCCGCTGTGCATACGCCTCTTCCCGGTTTACGCCGGGCCGGTCACGTCACTAGGTTCCTCCCGGTTCGCGCCGGGTCGACATAAGGGTAGGCTTCCAGGTACACCGGGACGTCAGGACCGCCGGGACATTTGCGACATTTGGCGTCCGGAGGTCCTGCCGCCAGAATGAGCTTGTCCCTTTGCGTCAGGGGCTTCCAGTTTTCGCCGAACATCCTCCTGCCGACAATTTCCTTGGCTTCCTCGTAGCTGATGGTCACCCGGCTCTTTGATGATTTGCGCCATTTCTTCATCATTGATTCCCCGCCGATAAGTGTAGCTGCGGGCGATGCGCAGCCTGTCTTGCGTGAACGTCACCAGAGCGCCGTTGTCCATGCCGACCGTCCAGTAGTAATCGTGCGCGCACGCCTCCACAAACAGCGCATAGCCGCGTCCGAGCGGTGTGTCGACACGGATGGGCTCCCGGAACTCGTGAATCATTCGGTCCGATTGCCTCAGCTCCCGGTTCAGGCCGGGCCCTCATTTGCGTTTGCTCCCGGTTCACCCCGGGCTGTTTGCCGCGGTGGAAACCGCGACGGCCACATGCGTGACGCGCGCTCGCGTGACAGCTCGCCCGCGATCAGGCCGGCAAGAAACGAGCGCTGCTCGCCGGACAGGACACCGACCGGCAACCTGTCCAAAATGTCCCAGGCGATGTCGTGGCACCACGACGTGCCGGGACCGTAAAGGGCCGGATAGGTGTGCTTGGGTTCGGTCATGGTATATGCCGGGCCTCCCGGTTGACGCCGGGCCGTGTAGGCGTAGACTACACGTGACTGCGGCGCGGCGCAAACCGCGAGATGTGGTCGTAAAATGGCGCGGCGAGAACCGCGAGTGGGTAACGCGATGTGCGGCGCGGCGCAAACCGCGAGCAAGTCGCCGCAATCCAGCGCGGCGAGAACCGCGAGTGGGTAACGCGATGTGCGGCGCGGCGCAAACCGCGAGGACGTCGAAGGCGAATAGCGGCGCGGCGCAAACCGCGAGAAGCTGTGCATGACGGACGCGGCCGTAACCGCGAGGGTTGAGCGACATGCGGCGCGGCGCAAACCGCGAGCGGCGTGGATGATCGACGCGGCGACAACCGCGAGCCAGGAGCGCCCTTGAGCGACGCCTACGCGGACCCGAGCTTCCCGGTCCGGGAATGTGACTACTGCCACAAGCCCTACCAGGGGCCGGCGGTGTACTGCTCGATCGAATGCGCGGAGCTTGCTGCGGGCGCGCACACGCTTGCCAAGCACGAGCCGGCGCTGCGGCACAACGGCGACGAAAACGTTGACGGCGAGGTCGAGGGCCGCGAGCTTGACGACGGCGTCGAGCCCGACGAGCCCGACGACGCCGAGGACTATGCCGAGGAAGGCGAGCCGCCCGAGAACGACCTTGAGGCGTAACGTTGCGGTTGGCCCGGCGTAAACCGGGATGAACCTAGTGACGTGAGCGGCCCGGCGTAAACCGGGAATTCATGCGCCGGCCCGGCACGAACCGGGACACAATGACCGAATTGGCCCGGCGCAAACCGGGAATGCTGGTGATAAGAGAGGCCCATGTCCGACGCCAGCATTGCCGCAATCGCACGCGCGCTCGCCGAGGCCATGGCCAAGTCGGGCTACGAGCGCACCCCCGAGGCCAAGCACGAAGCACGTGTGCGCATGCTCCAGTTGATCGAAGCCGTCCGCGCCGAGGAGATCAGCAATGAAACGAACCAAGCTCCCCAAGAAGCTCAAGGCCACCACCACCAGTCACCGCGGCCCTAGAACCGGCAAGGTGCCGATGTCCAAAACCCATAGCGCAAACTACGGTCGCGGCTCGACGAGCAGTTCCAGGTCGAGTAAGTGAAAATGCCCGGAAAACCCCGCAAATACCGGCCCGTTAAACTGCGCGTAAAACATCAAACCCCCGATCCCGTGCGTGATACAAGAACCCGCAAACTCAGCGGTAACGTCACCGCAGCGGCGCGGCGTAAACCGCGAGGATGAGCCCGTTGTTGCCCGGACATAACCGGGAGCAAAGAGCATGCAGGCCCGGCAATAACCGGGAATGGTGGGCCGATTACAGGCCCGGCAATAACCGGGAACCGAACCGGACACGCGTGAATGGCCCGGCTATAACCGGGATGTGGCAGTGAACTGGCCCGGCGCAAACCGGGAGAATGCGCGTGATTGGCCCGGCGAAAACCGGGAGGGTTATCGTCTGCCGGCCCGGCGGAAACCGGGAGTTGAAAAAGCTGAAACTGTTGACTCGTTGTCAGCTCCGTGTATCCATGTGCTCGCGTGAGTGCATGGAGGACAGCCGTGGCGCAATTAACTGACGCTCAGAAAGAAGAAGCGAAAAATGATTTGTTGCTCGCCGACATCGAATTGCGGCTTGAGCTAGTAAGATCAATCCGCCGTTACGAAGACTGGCGCTTCGTGCTCCAGGTCCTCACCGTGGGTGCCGCCATCGGCGGCGCGTTCGGCGTGTGGCTCGGGCTGATCATGCGTGGGTGACACAGAAGGAGGATATCCACACGTCGCATAGTTGACGCACGGCTACAACGAGTCGCAGCATGGGCGTTCTTGTCGATTTCCCCAACTCGCACGAGGGTACGCTCATGGCCGGCGACGCGCATACGCGTAACGTATTCAATTGGCTCGATAAAATACTCGGAGATGACACCCTGCCCCCTGCGGCCTTTAAGGTCGCTTATTTTATTGCGCAATCCATCAACCGATCGAGCGGCTTGGCGTGGCCTTCCTGCCGCACGATCGCAGACGCGATCGGGTTCAAACGCGAATCCCGCGGCGGCGTGCTCAAGTTGCTCAAAGCGCTGCGCTTACGTGGGTACCTCGAAATAATCCCGGGGAACGTGCATCAGTCGAATCGCTATCGCATCATACTTGTGGCCGACCATCCACAGGGTGTGGTTAATGATCCACAGGGTGTGGTTAATGATCCACAGGGTGTGGTTAATGATCCACAGGGTGGACTCCGGGGGAGTCACAAGAGAGAACCACTTAAAGAACCACTGAGTGAACCACTAAGCGAAGACGCGCGCGCAGGCGCGCGCACACGCGAGGTCGAAATCTATCGGTGGGAGCAACAAAATTACTCAAGCAACGGAGGACACAGCTATGGACGACCATCGGGACGACAAGGATACATTTCGCCGGGTGAGCTTGCCCGCATCAGGAACGTCGAGCGGGTCGATCGCTTCGCCGATCGACTCATCGCAGAGATCGAAGAACGTGAAGCTCGCAGTCGATCGTGCGAGATTCATGTTCCGCCAATTTCCAAATCCGCAAAACCTTGATGTGGAGATTTGGGTTGCTGGTATTTCTGCAATTCTTGCCGAGTACGACGAGGACATCATTCTGGCCGTGACCGATCCGCGTGGCGGGATGTATCGCATCTGCAAGTGGTTGCCATTGGGGAAAGAGGTTCTTGACGAATGTGAGCGGAGAGCGGGTGTTGCGCAGGCGGCGTCGAAATCCGATGCTGCGATCGATGAGACATTGCGTCGGCGCCGCGAGGATCATGCGGACACGCCACGTGATGCGCGCGAGGGTTTCGAGGAACTGAAAGCTCGCCACGGCGACAATTGGGGCATCGGCAAGTTCGACGCGGTCGATCGCCTGCGTGGTGATGACGATCCCACGAAGGTGAGTGAGACCAAGCGGGTGTTGAGCGATTACGTTATCAGGCGAAACCGCGAGCAAATCGCGCGCATGTACGAGCACGAGGGCGTCGCGCAGCACGAGATCACCAGTGCCGATCCGGGGTGGCAAATGCCCGTGAGCCCGAGTCTCGTGAAACAAATTCACGGGCTTGACCCGCGCCCGCCGTTGAGCGACCCTAAGAAGCTGCGGGAGATTTTATGACATGGCGCACGTGATTAGTCCGCTCGATGCCGAGATTTCTGCCCGCACAGCGGTGCGTCAGAGCGATTGGATCGACGCCCAGACCCCCGCGCCGGCCGGCGCGGCCATCACGATCACGGCCCCGGTGGCCGCCGCCATGGTGCTGTTCGCGGCCAACGGCGCATTCTACGCGCGCATTACCGCGCCGCCCGGGCCTGCCGTTACCGCCACGGTGCCGGCCGGTGCGGTCACCGACGGCTCCGGTTCGGAGCTTAATCCGCAAATGCGACGGCTGGTCAGAGGGGGTAGTTTCATCTCGATTATTTCGCCGACGGGTGGCGCCAGCGTGGTGACGCTCCAGTATTTTGCGGCGTAATGCGTAGCGCAACATGACCGTGAACGTAACATCGGTTGATCGCTTATTTGGCGTAAACGAGGGGCTCGCCATCAAGGCGCCCGTGCGTGTTGCGTCGACGGGTACGGACCTCTCGTCGGTCATCAACGTCGGCGGTCTCATCACGATCGACGGCATCGCAGTGGCGGCCGGCGATCGCGTGCTGCTCAAGGACCAGACCGACCCAACGCAGAACGGCATCTGGACGGCGTCGACGGGCCCATGGACGCGCACCGTGGACGCCGACGGCAATCGCGATCTCGCGCGCGGCACTATCGTGTTCGTGACCGACGGCGCCGCCAATGGCAATACCACGTGGACGCTTGTCGCGACAAATCCGGTGCTCATCGGCTCGTCGCCGCAGCAATGGGTGCTCAACATTCAGGAGGCGCCCGGTAGCTTGGACGTGCCGGTCTATGCAACAGTCGCTGCGGTTGGCGCCGCGCATGTGCCGGCATCCGTGACCGCGATTCAAACGCTCGGCTACTACGCCGTCGGCGATGGCGGTGCTGCGCGCTATAACGTGGACCCGGCCAATAATTCCACTGCCATGGACGGCAACGTTCAAAGCGGCGATGGTCGGTGGTGGATGTATGTGCCGGACAGCCGTGGCGTGAACTGCAAGTCGTTCGGTGCCAAGGCCGACGGCTCCGACCAGACGCCGTACATCACCAATCCCAATGGCTCTACTCAGTGGGGGCCGTTGAATATCACCGGCACTGACAACACCGCATTCATTCAAGCGGCGATCAATTTTGCGGTGCGCAACGGGATCAGGGTGGTTTACCTGCCGGGCGGCGCCGGCGGCTATGGCTACGTCGTCAAGAGCACCATTCATCTTGGCTGGGGTAACGGTTTTTATTCGGTGGATTTCCAGGGCGATAATTCCGCATTTGCTCACGGCTTGGCCGGCACCATCATCATCTTCACGGCGACCGACCGCCAGTGCATGAACATAGCCGGAGCCCGCGCCAATACCATAACCGGGATTAATTTCTATTTTCCCCAGAACTCATACTATGTGCAAAATCATATAGCTCTGACTTACCAATTCTTACCCAACACCTCTCCTGCCTGGGGACCGCTGCCGGCCAATCCTGCGTCATGGTGCGATCCGACTCTGACCAATGCGCTGGCGCTCAACTGCCCCCTTGCCGCCATTACTGTTGATGCCTGGTCCGGCAGCCGGCCGACACCATCCTATCCCGATCCAGTCTTTCCGCCATGGACCGGCATCACTACGCCCTATGGCCGGGCGCTCTCATCGACGGTGCGGATCAGGGATTGCTTCTTCATCGGCTGGCCGGTGGCGTTCGTGCTCGGCGTCAACACTGCGGCTCAGGGCGATTTCACCTCGATCAACAACTGCTTCATCCAGTATGGTGCCTACGGCATTTCCATTAATAATACCCAATCCAGAAATGTTGATATACGTAACATTTACTTTGCTTTCATGAACACTCTTTTGGACAATACAAGTTTTGGCGGGAAAAATGGCGAGTGGGCCGGTCCGATCATGAATTTGTCGGGCGGTGAAAGCTACCAGATATTCAATTTCGGAACCGGGCTTGTTGGCGGCCTGACTATCTCCAATGTGTATTCTGAGGGCGGCTTGCGCCGTTTTGGCGTATGGGGTTCGTATCAGGGATTAAAGTTGGAAAATTGGCTCATCACTTTCGACGACAGCCAATATGAGGCGTCGAGGGGTTTGGTCGAAAACCTGTACCAGGGAACCGTTACCTTCGAGAGATGCCAATTTGGCAATAATTACGGCATTCAGAATCTCGCGTGGGCCCCCAGCGGCGCCGGCGCCAAAACCATCGTTGGCGACGGCAACTATTTCACCAGCGGCACGCGCTTTACGGGAAGCACTGGCGTGCCCGGCTATCAGGCCCAAGCCTATGGCGGCGGCTTTTTGATCAATGGTTTTTTAGCGCCCTATCCTGCGGCGCAAAACAAGTTGCGCGGTGCATCCGCGGCTTACGTCGCATATCCCACCTTGCGTGCCTATGTAAACTGGAGCGATGAGGATATTCCCGGCGGCTTTGGCGGCACGTATATCGCTCTTTTTCGCGATGGTGTGACTGCGTTCCGCGATGCCATATACAGCCGGCGTTGGCAAATCAGGGATTTCAATCCGAGTTTTACCCCGTTGAGCAATTCCGGCAGACTGGCGAAGACCGGCGTGAGCGGCTCGACCATGACCAATCTCGCCCAATCCGGCGAGACGGTGACATTCACGCACACGATTGCAGGCTCTCGCGAGGCGTCGTTCGGATACAATCATTACGGCTTCGGCGTCGGCGACATGCTGGTCGACAACAATACCGGCGCCATTCTCGTCGTCACTGCCAAAACGCTGACGAGCGGTGCTGCTCCCCCGGCAACGACCGGGGTTTACACCGTCACCGCCGTTCAACAGAACGCCTATATCAGCTATCCCAATAACACAGTCATCGGCACCGGCAACGGTACACAGACAGCTTTCACTGCGACGCTGACCAATCTGCCGGTGCGCGCCAACAGCGTCACCGTCAAGACCGCGGTGGTGACAGGCACGGACGACGGCAACGGTAATATCACCGGCTCAGGAATCGCGGCGGGCTCGACCATCAATTACACCACTGGCGCGGTGACGGTGAATTTCACCACGGCGCCGGCCAGCGGTGTCGCGGTCAATCTCATGTCGCAGGGAAATTGGACGACAACGACGGTTTTATCCTCAGGCGCAGCAACCACGGTGCCAACCTCGGGCGGATATTTCCAGGTCGTTCGTTCCACCAACGTCATGCCGTTGGTTGTCTATTTCGGCGATTTCACCGCCGGCTCTCCCAACGTTGTCAATATTCATGCCGGCGATTTCAACGGGAGTCAGATAGCAAGCAACCTGCTCCCTGGCATGCTGCTGTTTGCCCCCGGCCTATTCAATAACAGTACCACTGTCCAGGCACCGAGTATGGCCGAGTATCCGGTACGGGAAAGCACTTTCATCGGCGCCCTGACCAATGGCACCGGCTTGACTGGTGGAACGATGACGTTGGTGGGATTGGACGGTACCACGCCGGTCAACGCGATCAACACCGGCCGGTATCCGATTTCGACGGTCGGACTTGATCCGCCGGTAGGCGCTGGGGTGGCAACTGTCGCCCGCAGCAGTTTGGCGGGACTAATGCTGTCGACCAACGGCATCACCCAGCTCACCATTGCCCCCGGTGCCGCCGCCGACTCGACCAACCTCGATACCATCACGCTGTCGGCCTCGCTCAATAAAACCATGGTGGCGTGGGGTGGCGGCAACAACCAGGGCGGGCTCGACACGGGCGCGATAGCTCCCTCGACTTGGTATCATGTATTTCTCATCAAGAAGCCGACCACCAACCCGGTCAATCCCAACGTCGACGCGCTGTTCTCACTCAGCCCCACCGCGCCAACTTTGCCGACAGGCTATACGCTGTTCCGCCGCCTTGGCTCCATACGCACCACTGCGGCGAGCCAGTGGACCACCTTCGTGCAGAACGGCGACGAGTTCCTGTGGACGACCGCCGTGAACGACGTTAATGCCGTCGCGATCACCACGACGCCGATCATGACCACGCTCACAGTGCCGACCGGGCTCCAGGTATTTGCAGCGATGAACGCCGCCATCAACGCCACCACTGCTCCAGCGTCGCTATTGCTTAATTCACCGGACGAGAGCGCTCAGGCTGCCACGGCGACCAATGCCTCGGTGCGAACCGACGTGTCTGCGGCGGCAATGGCAACCAATGTGGTCTATATTCGCACCAACACCTCAGCCCAGGTCAGGGCGGTGGGCGATGGCGCGACGGGCGCGGCATACTCGATTTACACCCGCGGCTGGGTCGATCGCCGCGGTCGCGATCTCTAAGCAACAAGCACCTGAAACAGGAGATCACTCATGCCAGCAATCCCGATCCTGAAAACTATTCTCGGCCGCCGCGTTGGTTTCTCGACCCGCACGCCGTCCACTGCATCCGACTTCATCGTCGAGGGTGGCATCGTCACCAACAATCTCTCGGGCAATCCTGTGCATCTCGCGTCCGCGACGGGCGGTTTGCAGATGCCAACCGCCCAACCGACAGCGCCCGCGGCGGGCTCCATGTGGTTCAACACCACGACCCACGTCTTGCAAATCTACGACGGCACAGTGTGGCGCTCTAGCGCCGCCTTTACGTGACGGCGGACGCCATGCCCGAGCAATGGTTCGTCGCCGGCAAGTGCTCGTGGTTCGGCGGACCGGACGATGACGGCGTTGCGCCCGACGAGGGCCTCGCGTTCATTCACAAGATCGCGCATAAGCCCGAGGTGTTCCTCCCCGAGCAGCCGCCCAAGACCACGGGGCTCGCGCGCCGGCTCGATCCCAACGAGTTCTATATCGCGATGCGCTGGGACTATGATCGGTTTCCGAAGGAGTACCTGCGCGGTAACGTGCTCGCGGAGGTCACCAACCCGCGCACCGGCAAGTCGTGCTTCGCGCATCCTGTGGATTGGGGTCCGCATACGCGCACGAATCGCGTGGCGGACCTTTCGCCCGGGGTCTTCAAAGAGCTTGAGCTGAATACGGACGACGAGGTCGAAATAAGGTTTCCCGCATAAATGATGCTCGACGAAGTCATCACCCGCGTTAAATGCCTAGCTCCCATCGAGCGCGATGCGATGGAAAGGCAGGCTGTGAAATACATGCCGCTATGGCTGCCCAACGCCGGGCCGCAGCGGCAGGCATGCATGAGCGAGGCCGACGAGCTGCTATTCGGCGGGGCAGCTGGGGGCGGTAAGACCGATGTCTGCATCGGCCTCGCGCTTACCCAGCACAAACGCTCGCTCATTCTGCGCCGCATCAACAAGGACGTGCAGGCGATCGTCGATCGCTGCAAGGATATCGTCGGACACGGTGACGGCTATAACGGGCAACTCCAGCGCTGGCGCTTTGCCGACGGCAGATACATTCATTTCAGTGGTTGTGAGCATGAGGAGGACAAGCAAAGGTTTAAGGGGGACCCCCACGATTTGATCGCTGCGGACGAGGCGAGCGATCTCACCTACTCACAATTTCGCTTCATCATCGGCTGGAATCGCTCGTCCGATCTGCGTCAGCGCTGCCGGGTGGTGTGCGCGAGTAATCCGCCGACGACGGCCGAGGGGCTGTGGCTCATCAAGCATTGGGCGCCGTGGCTCGATCCGACGCATCCGCGGCCGGCGCTGCCGGGCGAGCTGCGCTGGTTCACGACGGATGCGAGTGGCGATGACGTTGAGGTCGACGGCAAGGGTCCGCATAACGTGCGCGGCTTCATGCAGCCGGTCATGGCGCGCTCGCGCACGTTCATCCCGTCGCGGCTGGAGGACAATCCCGATCTCGCCATGACCAACTACCGTGCCGTGCTCGCCGCGTTGCCGGTCGAGCTGCGGGCGGCGTACATGGAGGGCCGGTTTGACGCGGTCCAGAAGGACCAGCAGTTCCAGGTGATCCCGACGGCCTGGATCGTCGAGGCGCAAAAACGCTGGATCGCAACCGGCTGGAAGGAATACGCCATGACCGCAATGGCAATCGATCCGGCCGGCGGTGGCGGTGATGCGCAAGTCATCGCGGTGCGCCACGGTACATGGGTCGGGCCGCTGATTACGGAAACGGGCGCCGATACCGCCGACGGCGCCAGGACCGTTGGCACCATCATCAAGCACCGTCGCGATAACGCGCCACTGGTGATTGACGTGGGCGGGGGCTACGGCGGCGCTACGCTGTTGCGGATGCGGGAGAACGGTTTACCCTACCTGACGTTCAACGGCTCATCCACGAGCACGGCTCGCAGCAGGGACGGGCAATTACGGATGATCAACGCGCGCGCGCAAGCGTGGTGGCAATTGCGAGAGGAACTCGACCCTGAACAAATCGGGGGGGCGTCGCTGGCGCTGCCGCCCGATGCGGAACTCAAGGCGGATTTGGCGGCGCCGACTTACGAGGTGACAAGCCGCGGCATTAAGATCGAGGCTAAGGACGAGTTGCGTGTGCGGCTCGGCCGCTCGCCCGGCAAGGGCGATGCTGTAGCGATGTGCCTGTCGTTCGGCAATGCGGCGCGGCGATCGATGCTCATGAGCAACGGACCTATGCCGAAGGTCATCATGGGCCACGAGGCGGTGCGCCGCAGGAGGTGAGTCATGTCAGGATTATTCAGCGGCCTGTTCGGCGGCGGCCAGCAGACCGCGCCCGCGGCACCACCCGCGCCGCCGCCGCCCGACGCGACGCCGCCCGCGGGATCGGTCGTCTACGGCCCACCGGCGCCCGGGGAACCGGGAGGGCCGCCAATAAAGCCGGTGCCAGAGGCCGGGCGGGCGGGGCTCAAGAAGCCGGCAGACGTGAGCGCAGCGGAAAAGCTAGAAACTGTCGGACACCCGCCGGATTGGTTGATTTTACCAACAAGCACTGACGAAGAGCCGCCGCGGCAGGAATACCCGGTATATGACGACAAGGGCCAGCGCCGTACTATGCTCGGCCCGCGCTATCCCAACGTGTTCCCCGTGTAGGAGGTCCCATGTCTGGATTGTTTGGCGGCGGCGGTGGCTCTTCTCCTCCCCCGCCTCCGGTCATCCCGCCGACGCCGGTGATGCCGGACCCGCAATCGCCGCAAGTGCTGGAGGCGCAGCAGGTCCAGATTGCCGATGCGCAGCGCCGCTCGGGCCGCCGCTCGACCATCCTCGACCAGACGGTGACCCCGCAGCCCTATTCGGGCACGGTCGCGGGAGCCGGTGCCGGCCGCTGACGCATGAAATCAAAGGCGCAGGAAGTCATCAGGCTTGGCGAGAAACTGTTCAACGACCGCATCTCGCTTCAAAGCCTGTGGCAGGACATTTCCGACCAGTTCTATCCCGAGCGTGCGACCTTCACGACGTCGTGGGAGCCCGGGCAGGACTACGCCGCCCATTTGATGACTGGTTATCCGGCGCTCCAGGTCCGTGAGCTGGCCGACCAGCTTGCCGGCATGTTGCGCCCGCGCTCCAAGCTATGGGCCAAGATCGTCCCGACCGACGGCCGGCTGACGCAGGACATTACCAACCAGCGGTGGCTCACCATGGCGAGCGAGCAGCAGCGCCGCGCCATGTACCAAAGCCGCGCCGGGTTTCTGCGCGCCACCAAGACCGGCGACAACGACTTTGTGACGTTCGGCCAATGCGTGATCCTGCCGTCGCTCAATTTCGACAAGGACGGCTTGCTGTATCGGTGTTTCCACCTCGGCGACGTGGCGTGGATGGAATCGGCCAATCTCGACATTCACACCGTGGTGCGCCGCGACAAGATGACGAATTACGACCAGTGCAAGTTCTTCCCACGCACGGTGTCGGACGACGTCAAGGTCAAGGTCGAGGACGACCCCTATTCGGAATCCGACGTCTGGCATGTCGTGCTGCCGGCGGATCGCTATGATCTTCGCAGCAACCGGCGGCAATTTCCGTTCGTGTCGCTCTTTGTCGACAAGACCCACGAGGTGATCCTTGAGGAAAAGCCGGCGCGCCGCATCGGCTACTGCATCCCGCGCTGGCGGCTCGGGCCGTTCAAGCAATACGCGGTGTCGCCCGTCACCATGCTCGCGCTGCCAGACTCGCGGTTGTTGCAGCAGATGACGCTCGCCATGCTGGAGGCCGCCGAGAAGGCGGCGAATCCGCCGCTGGTGGCGACGATCGACGTCGTGCGCCAGGACATGCAGGTCTTTGCCGGCGGCATCACCTGGGTCGATCGCGATTACGACGAGCGGCTCGGGCAGGCGCTGCATCCGCTGACGCAAGATTTCAGAGGGATTCAGTACGGCGTCAACATGCTTGAGCAGGTGCGCGCCATGCTCAAGGAAACGTTTTTCTTGAACAAAATCCAGTTGCCCGAAATCGGCGATCGCGCCACCGCTTACGAGATGAAGCAGCGCGTCGACGAATACGTGCGCGGCGTGCTGCCCCTCTTTGAACCCATGGAGACCGAATATAACGCCTCGCTCTGCAACGAGACGTTTGCCATCATGCGCGACAATGCCGGCTTTGGTCCGTGGGACCAGATGCCGCCGGGCTTGCGTGGCGCCGATGTGCATTTCGAGTTCGAATCGCCGCTACAGGCGACCGCCGAGCGCGCCAAGGTCGAGGCGCTGGCCGCCGCCGGGCAGATCATCCAGGGCGCAGCGCCGCTCGATCCGACCGTGACCAAGCTCATCAACGTGCCGCAAGCCGTGTCCGACGCGCTCCAAGGCGCCGAGGTGCCGCCGAGCTGGCGCAACGATCCCAAGAAGGTGGCGCAGGAGGTGGCGGCAATGCAGCAGATGCAGCAACTCGCCGGCATGGCGCAGATGGCGGACAAGGGCGGCGATATTGTCGGCAAGCTCGGCGAGGCTTACAAGCATTTCATGGGCGGACAGGCGGATCAGGCACGCGCCCAGCAGGTCAAGAGCGCCGGTGCGCTCGGGCCGCCGGGATGAGGAGGGTACATGGCGACGTTTGGCGAGAAGGCGGTCGGCCTTGATTTCAACCCGTCGGGCGATGCCACCGTGCGCAGGATCAAAGAGCTGTACGCGCAGATTATCGACATCTGCCACACGGCACATGAGGCGCTCAAAGGCCACCCCGACGGCGCCGAGCAGGCGCGCCATTACAGCACCGCCATCACCGACGCAGAAACGGCACAGATGCGCGCGGTCAAGGCGATCACCTGGAAAACATGACCACCGAGATTCGTCACCAACCGTGGCACCCGCCCAAATTCGACCGCTCCGACGCTATGGCAATGAAGGCGGTCGCCACCGGCACCGCCAACGAAAGCCAGCAGAAGCAGGCGATCGAATACATCGTCGGCACGCTGGCAATCACTTATGACGAAACTTATTGGGCCGACAGCGAGCGTAATTCGGCATTCGCCCAAGGCCGGCGCTTCGTCGGCCTCCAAATCGTCAAGATGGTCAACTTGAGCGGCGCCGCGCTCGAACAGCTCGACGCCGCGATCGCGCGCGAGCGCGGCCCTAGAGTTGTCCCCCGCAATGCGGGCAGGTAGGCCGCTCTTTCGGCGTTGACTTGCCGATCTCCCACACGATGTTTTTCACATTGGTGCGCTCGTTGACGCGCGTCGCGCCCGAATCGCGCACGATGCCAAAATCGACCAGCTCGCGCCGCCGCGTCGACAGCGCGCGATACTCGCCGCCAAGGTAATGATGGCGATACCACGCCAGGAGTTCGGCGTCGGTCAGGCTGCCATAAGTCTGAAACAACCCCAGCACACGCGAGCGCTGGCTGCGCACATGCGGGCCGATCGCCAGCGCCCCCTCATACATGGTCGGCGGGCCGTCGTTGCGATAGGACCCAATATCGTTGGTGGTGGGCATGGGTGGAACTCCACAATGTTGACGAGCGTTTTCACTTGAATAATATATTTGCATGCCCGACGGATTTGAACGCGGTTCCGGTGCCATGCAGGCGGCGTTGCAGACGCCGCAAGGAGGTGCGCCGCAGCCATCGGGCGGTGCGGCCCGCCAGACAGGTGCTGTCGGGTCGCCACAGACCGGCAGTGCTCTACCACCCGGCGGTGCCGCACCGCCCGGCGGCGGTAACGGCTTTGACGGCCTCGACGGCCTCGACGGCGGTGAGGGGCTAAGCTGGAAGGACCGGGTTGCCGGCCAGAATGCACAGGGCCGAAGGCTGTTGGATCGTTATGCCGATGAGCAGGCTTTCGGGCGCGCGCATTTTGAATTGTTGCGGCGGATGTCGAGCGGCGAGCTGAAGCAGGCCAATCCGTTCCCCGCGCAAGCCTCGCCCGAAGAGCAAGTCAATTGGCGAAAAGCTAACGGTGTTCCCGAGGTCGATACAGCTTACGCGGAAAAGCTCGCGATCCCCAACGGCGTCGTTTTGGGCGAGGTGGACAAGTCCGGTATTGACCACTTCGCCAAGCAGGCACACGGCAAGAATTGGTCCCAGGACCAGTTCAACGACGCCGTCGGCATGTGGTATGCCACTCAGGATCACATCATCTCGCAGCGTGACCAGCAGGACGACTACTGGCACGAAGAAGCCCAGGACCAGTTGCGCCAGGAATGGCCGGCACACGAGTATCGCCAGAACGTCGCCAAGCTCCACAACTACTTGAACCAGTTTCCCGAGGATTTCCGGCGCGACCTCATGGGCGGACGTACCGCATCGGGTCGGCTGATCGGCGACGATCCCCGGTTCCTCCATATGTTCCTCGACATGGCGGAAGCGATGAACCCCGAGGCGTCGGTGCTCCCCTCTGGCATGACCATGGAAGGCTATAACGCCCGGCGCAAAGAGTTGGAGACGATGGTCAACGACGTCAACTCGAACTACTACACCGGCGCCAATGCCCAGGCGCTGCGTGCCGAATACCGGCGCTATCTGGAGGGCGACGAAAAACGCGCAGCGCGGCAGGAGCTGCGCGGTGACCGTTGACTCTTTCCGCGAATCATGGGGTAATCCGCCCGCTCGGTACCCTGAGACAGCAGCCCGAGCGACCTGCAAGCAAAACCGCCAGCGCAAAAGCCCGGATCGCAAGGACGGCACCCCGAGACAGCGGCCCGACTGAGTGATCCGACACCCTTGACGACGATGGCCCTTTCAATTCCCTTGCGTGGGAGTGATATGCCATGGCCGTTGCTGCGCCGGTCGTCCAATTTCGTAAAGAGTTCATCGGCACTTTCGAACAGACCGTGAGTATGCTTCGCGCGACCACAACGCGCGAGGCGGTCATCAAAGGCAATCAGGCGGTCTTCCTGGTCGCCGGCTCGCCGGGTGACACCGCGGTGACCCGCGGTGCCAACGGCTCGATCCCGTATAATCAGGCGCAGAACACCCAGAACACCGCGATCTTGAAGGAAAAACACGCGCCTTACGAGATGACTGGATTCAACATCTTCGCGTCCCAGGGCGATCAAATCCAGATTATGCGCCGCTCGTCGATGGCGGTCATTAACCGCGATATCGACCTTGAAATCATCTCACAGCTCGACACCGCCACGCAGACATGCGGCGCACCGGCCACCGCATCGCTGGCGCTGATCTCGCTCGCCAAGGGCATTCTCGGCATCGGCGAAGTCGATGTGTCCGACGAGGACAATCTGTTCGCCGCCATCACGCCCGCCTATCTCGCCTATCTCGAACAGACGACGGAATATGCTTCGGGCGATTACGTCAACATCAAGCCCTTCGCGGGCATCACCAGGAAAACCTGGAGGTGGCACGGCGTCAATTGGATCGTGTCGACCAGATTGACGGGTATGGGGACGGGCAACGAGTTCTGCTACATGTTCCACCGTGATGCCATCGGTCACGCCGTGTCGATCGGTGAAGAATCGATCATGCTCGGCTACGACGAAAAGCAGGACACATCGTGGTCACGCGCCACGATGTATCATGGCGCCAAACTGCTCCAGAACGGCGGCATCGTGCGCATGCGTCACGACGGCTCCGCAATTGTCCCAACCTGATGGAGGTGGAGCATGGCCTACATTCCTGACAATCTGTCGATGATCTCCGACAATGTCGGCGGGTTGAAGCCGCGCATTTTCACGTACTACAACACCGGCATTCCGACGACGTTTCCGCCCACCGGAACAGAGGCGCCCGACCCGCTTGCGACCATTGTGACCGCCGGCTATTTCGCCGATGGTGTGCTCAAGGGCATGCGCCTCGGCGACCTCGTCAATGTCGTCAACGACGTTGTTGGCGCCGTTCATTTTTCAATGTTGCAGGTCACCGTCATCGTCGTGAACCCGCCGCCCGCGGCACCGACGGTCACCGTCGCCGTCGCGACAGCGGTACCATAATGTGAGTAGTTCCTCCCCGAGCGATCACATCCATCCGTACCCCGATCGTCACGCCGTTCCCGAGGCTGACGACGGGGTACGGACTTTTATGTGCAAGGTCGATAACGCGCACCACTACGCCGAGGACTTTGGCCAACGCATGCGCATGCAGGCGGTGACGCTCTACGGCAACAAGACCTATGGCCAATGGCTGGCGTTCCTCACCGACCTCGTGCCGGCGCTCGGCATGAAGCAGGCGCACGAGCCGATCGCTTTCAACTATCCCGGCGTCGGCTGGACGATCGTGCAGCCGATCATCGAATCGTGCATCGTGCTCGATCTGTGGGACAAGCACAAAGCCGGCTACCTGATGATCATGTCGTGCGGCGGATTCCGCCCGGACGTGGTCATCAAGATGGCCAACGACCACGGCATCGTTGCCGGCTTTCCGGTCATGGGGGAGCTGCGCATTGACTGAGTACCGCGACAAGACCGTGTGTGTCGTGGATTGTGGACTCTTCGTCGAGTTCGCGCGTGTGCTCGCCAAAAGCTTCGGCCGCGTGCTGTATTTCACGGAATGGGTGTCGCCGTTCCCGGTGAGCAACGATCTGCTCATCGGCTGCGGTATTCCTGGCGTCACCCGCGTCAACTCGATCTGGCCGCATATCGACGAGGTCGATTTGTTCGTGTTTCCCGACGTCTATCACGGGCCGCTCCAGGTCTACCTCGCCAAGATCGGCAAGCGCGTGTGGGGATGCCGGTCGTGCGAGGAATTGGAAATCTTCCGCGTTGCCTCAAAGGAGCACCAACAGGCGCTCGGCATTCCGATCGGGCCCTATTCCGTCGTCCGTGGGCTCGATGACCTGCGCGATTTTCTGGAGGAGCACGACAACGTCCACGTCAAGATCAGTCTATCGCGCGGCGACATGGAGACGTTTCATTCGCAAAGCTACAAGTTGGTCGAGCCGCGCCTTGACGAGCTGGAGTGGAAGCTTGGCGCCAAGAAGACGATTATGGAGTTCGTCGTCGAGCAGGACATTTCGCCGGCGATCGAGATCGGTTACGATGGCTACACCATCGATGGCCGGTTTCCGCAAATGGCGCTGCTTGGCCTTGAGGCCAAGGACGACGGCCTGCTGGCACAGGTCATGCCATACACGTCATTGCCAGAGCAGGCGATCGACATGAACGCCCGGCTGTCGCCAACCTTTGCGGCGTGTAATTACCGCGGGTTCTTTTCGAGCGAAATCCGCATCACACCCGATGGCACGGGTTACTCGATCGATCCGTGCTGTCGCATGGGCTCGCCGCCCGGCGAGCTGATGCAGCTCATCGTGGCGAATTGGCCCGACGTTCTGTGGGAAGGTTCGCAAGGCAATCTCATCGAGCCCGAGTTCAAGGCGCCGTGGGGCGCCGAGCTGATGATGCACTCGCCGTTCGCCGACCGCTCGTGGGTGGCGATCGATTTCCCGCCTGACTTGCGCGACAACGTAAAATTTCGCAATCTCACCGTGATCGACGGCAAATACTACGTCGCGCCGCACGCCACCGGGGTGGCCGAAATCGGTGCGGTGGTCGCGACAGGCCAGACCATGCAGGAGGCGATCGACAACGTGCGTGACGTGGCGGAACAGGTCGAAGGCTACGACGTCGACTTCAACGCCGCGTGCCTCGACGACATCGAGGATGATTTCGCCCGCCTCACAGCGCTCAACGCGCAACGGAGGGTCGCATGAAACTCCAGTATCTGCCCACGATCTCGCTGCGCCATATGGCCGAATATTCGCGCTCGCATTATTTCGTGCTGGCGCCGTTCGGCGTCACCATCGACGATCTGATGCGCCCGCCGTTTTGGGCGCATCACACGCTGCGTCTCAAGCAACTCGATATTGTCGAGGTGGTGGCCGAGGACGGCTCGTTCGATGTCGAGCTGCGCGTTGTTGATGCGCAGGTCGGCTACGTCAAGATGCGCCCACTGCGCACGTGGTCGGACGCCGCCATCGCCAAGGCCACCGCCGAGCGTGTCGCCGAGCAAGACAAGCAGGAGGCCAAGGCCGCGGAGGAACGCTTTCCCTGCATCCGCTTCAACAAGCTCCAGCGCTGGCACGTGCTCGGCCACGACGGCAATGTGGTCAAGGACGGCTTTACCAACCAGCGCGATGCGATGGCGTGCCTCGTTGAATATCGCGAACGCTCCAAGCAGGAGAACGCTGCGTAATGACTGTCGCTGCATCGGTCACGCAATATCAGGGTGAACGCATGCCATTAAAATCTGGCCGGTCGAGAAAGACGATTGCCGAGAACATCAGCGAGCTGCACAGTGGACAGACGTTTGCACGGACCAAGCGCAAGTTCGGCCGGCGGCGCGCACAGAAGCAAGCGGTGGCGATTGCGCTCGAAAAAGCCCGCGGTCCTAAGCCGAGACGCAAGACGATTGCCGAGAAATGACCGACAAGCTTTCCCTCTACAACGGCGCCTTGCGTGAGATCGGCGAGGTCAAGCTCGCGTCGCTCGCGGAGGCGAGCGAGCGCCGCTACATCATCGACGACGTCTTCGATTCATCGGTGCAGACGTGCCTCGAATCCGGGTTCTGGAATTTCGCAATGCGGGCGATGGAGTTGAATCCCGACCTCAACATCACGCCGACCTTCGCCTATCAGTTTGCGTTTCAGCAACCCAACGATTGGCTCGCAACCGCAGGCGTCTATTCCGACGCGCTCGAAAAACAGGTGTTGACGGACTACGTGTTCGAAGCCGGCTATTGGTACGCATCGGTCGAGCCGATCTATGTGCGGATTGTGTCGAACGATCCCGACTATGGTGGCAATCTCGGCAAGTGGCCGCAGCTTTTTGCTGACTACGTCAAATATCATATCGCGGTGAAGATTTGCCCGCGCGTGACGAACGACGAAAAACGTCTGACCGACCTCAAGGCCGACGAGCGCAAGGCGCGCATTGCCGCCGAGAACCATAACGTGATGGGCCTGCCGGCGCGATTCCCGCCTTACGGCTCATGGGTCATGAGCCGCTCGGCGTCGCGGTGGACGTTCGGCTCGTCGTTGCGTGGCACCGGGCGCGGCCTCTGACTCTTGGTGGCGAAGACGGGCGTGAACGCCCTGATGGATGGGCCGGCTCATGTCCAAGATGAATGTCGGATTTCTGGCGTTCAACTCAGGGATCGTCAGCGAGCTGGCGTTAGCGCGGGTTGACCTGACGCGGCTTAAATTCGCGGCGGTGATTCAAACCAATTGGATGCCACGCACGACCGGGCCGATGATGCTGCGGCCCGGGCTCGGCTTTGTCGATCGGCTGATTGACGACGCCTATGTCGAGCCGTTCCCCTTCGTCTTCGCTGAGGGCGACTACGCCATCATCGAGTTCGGCGACGGCGTGATGCGGGTGCGGTTGTGGTCGACCGCATTCAACATCTTCGACCAGCTTTTGACCCGCGCTGCGGTGGCGACCACCATCAGCGATCCCAATTTCAATGGCGGCGGCACCTGGAATATCACCTCGACCGGCGGCGGCGTCACCACCATCGGCAGCGGCGAACTCGTCATGCAGGCGCTCCCTCTCGGATCGCTCCAGCAGGCCGACCAGACGTTGACGATCGCCACCGCCGACCAGCAGACGCCGCACGCGCTGCGCATTGTGGTGATTCAGGGCCGGGTGTCGTTCTCGGTCGGCTCGACCCGGTTCGGCAAGGACATTGTCGCCGAGCAGGAGCTTGGCATCGGCTCGCACTCGATTGCGTTCGTGCCCGCTCATGCCACGGTCTACATCACGCTGTTCTCGCAATTGCATCGCTACGTGATCGCGACGCAATGCTCGATCGAGCCGGCGGGGGTGATGGAGCTGCCGATTCCGTGGACCGACACCTCGACGGTCAGAATCGATCAGTCGGCCGACGTCGTCTATGTCGCCTCCCGCGGCATGCAGCAGCGCAAGATCGAGCGGCGCGGTGCATTGAGCTGGAGCTTGGTGCTCTACCAGCCCGAAGACGGCCCGTTCCAGGTGACGAGCCTCCAGAACTTTTCGATGCAGGTCGACCAGAACCTCGGCAACGGCATCATGACGTGCTCGGGGCCGTATTTCCTGCCGACCATGAATGGGGCGCTGTTCCGGCTGTTCGCCAATTCCTCGCACATCACGGAATCGGTGTCGGGTAACGGTCAGTTTACCGACCCGATCCGGGTGTCCGGCGTTGGTGGCGCACGCACGCGGAGCTGGCAGATTACTGGCACGTGGGTTGGCACCATTGTCGAGCAGCAATCCTTCGACTCAGCCACGACCGGCTTTGCAACGATCGGCAGTTTTAGCGCGAACACTGCGAGCAGTGGTTCGGATGGGCTCGATAATTCGATCGTGTGGTACCGCTTTGGTTTCGATACGGGCTGGACCTCGGGCACCGCGACCATCAACCAGCAAGCGCCGTCGAGCGCAGGTGCGGGCGTGGTGCGGGTGACGGGCTACATGTCTCCGACCCAGGTCAATGTCGAAATTCTCCCGCATCAGGATTTCCAAGGGTTGTTGTCGACCCAGCCGACCAATGATTGGCAGGAGGGCGAATGGTCGGATCACCTCGGTTGGCCGTCCTGCGTGAGGCTATATCAAGGCCGCTTGTGGTGGTTCGGTAATGACCGCATTTGGGGCTCGATCTCGGACGCCTATGAGTCCTATGACGTCGATGCGGTCGGCGATTCGGCGCCGCTCGACCGCACCATCGGCTCCGGTCCGGTGCAGACCATCTTATGGGCGCTGCCGCTGCAACGCATGCTGATCGGGTTGGGCTTGTCGGAATCCTCGATCCGGTCCTCGGCACTCGACACGCCGATCACGCCGACCGACTTTTCGCTGCGTGACGCTTCGACCCAAGGCTCGGCCGACGTCGATGGCGTGCGCGTCGACACCCGCGGCATTTTCGTCCAGCGCTCCAAGCGCCGCATCATGCAGTTGAATTTCAATGTCGACGAATACGACTACAACGCCAATGATCTCACCGCGCTGTTGCCCGATCTTGATAAGGATTTCATCAAGCTCGTGGTGCAGCGCCAGATCGACACGCGCATCCACTGCTTGCGCGAGGACGGTACCGTGCTGGTGTTGCTGTTCGACGTCGCGGAGAAAGTGGTGTGCTGGTACAAGATCGTGACCGACGGCGTCGTCGAGCGCATGGTGGTGCTGCCCGGCGACGAAGAGGACATGGTTTATTACTACGTGGCGCGGTCGGTCGGCGGCGTTACCGTGCGCACCGTCGAGAAATTCGCCAAGATGAGCGAGGCGGTCGGCGGGCTCTTGAACAAGCAGGCGGACGGCGGCGTCTACTACACCGGCGCCGCGACCTCGACCGTCACCGGGCTCAACCATCTCGTCGGGCGCACCGTGACGGCGTGGGGCGACGGAGCTTATCTCGGGTTGTTCACCGTGAGCGCGACCGGCACCGTCAATATTGCACCGGCGTCGTGCCAGAACATCGTGGTCGGGCTCAGCTACACGGCGCAGTTCCAGTCGGCCAAGCTCGCCTGGGCGGCCCAGCTCGGCACCGCGCTGGCGCAGAAAAAGCGCATCGACCATCTTGGCTTCGTCCTGGCCCATACCCATCAGAACGGGCTCAGCTTTGGCCAGGATTTCGTGCGGATGGAGCAATTGCCGCTGGTCTTTAACGGCACCACGGCGACCGGCAACATCATCTATACCGACCTCGACGAGCCGGCGTTTCCGATGCAAGGCTATTGGACGACCGACGCGCGGCTGTGCTTGCAGGCGGTGGCGCCGTTGCCTTGCACCGTGGTCGGCGCCATTATCGGCATGGCGACGTCGGAACGGATGACGGGGCAATGACGTGGCAATCGCACTA